GCGATAGCAACTCCGCTGCCCGCTCTGCCCCGTAGGCATGCTCTGCCGCTGCCACAAGCGCCGGCCAGAACTCGTCATTCGATGACAGGTACTCCGCCGCGTCAAAGATCGCCTGCAGTCTTGGCGGGAAGCCTGCCCTGATCTGGAGATAGGCGTCATACTCCGCATCTGTCATCCTGCGGAACATGGGTGCCTTGTAGATGCGCGGCTTGGGCTGCTCTGGCAAGACTTCTGTGACGAGATTATCTGCGAAGCTCTCCGGCACCTCGACAAGTTCCTCACCTACATAAATAAGCATCAGCGTCCCTCCACGATAACGGTTGAGCCAGCGGCGATCTGCCCGCTGAGGGGGTAGAGCATGAGATGCGTCGGGCGGCCCGTTTGGTTTCGGGTGTAACCAGACGAGAGGTTAACGTTGTTGAATTGGGTCGAGTGGAACCCTGAGTGCTCGGAGCGCCAAGTCGTGCCTTTTGAAGCCGCTAGATCGTTCCATAGGTCAATCTCGATCGACGTAATGGCGGGGACGGTGGGGCCCGCTGCCGCGCCCACACGCATGTATGACTCAGTCACATCACCGCTTGCAAACCACGCTGCCCCGTTGCTGCCGCCGTAGCGGGCCCTATACTGATCAGCCGCCTGTAGATAGGTGGTTCCATTGTCCTGGCTGATACGACCCATCACGAAAGTATCGGCGACAGTCGTGAAGAAGGATGCCTCGATGTGCAGTTTATAGACATCGGATGGGATCGGAATGATGATCGCACCACCTACGGCCGTGGTGCGAATGTTGTAGATTTCTCGCCACCCTGATCCGGTCAGGGTAATAGAGCCAGTCGCCGTGTCGATCACCATCAGCGTGCGCCAGGCGCTGCCGGTCCAATATTTTCGCGTGATCTTCCCGGCGGCCGACGTATCAGCCCAGGTGGTGCCCACGACCTTGTAGATCGGCTCCGTGGCCCCTGAATGCTCTGACAGTAGAGCATTAAATGTCGCGTTCGCGCGTGCCGCGACTTGGGCACCACTCCCCGGCCCTGTCGGGTGCAAGCCCCATTGGCCCAAGGTCGGTTGGCTCATGACTCTCTCCTTCCATAACCCTTCGCCACGTAATCAAGCGTGCGCGAGACGGGCGTTCCTGCTGAACTGAAGAACCGGGCATCGAAGCCGGTCGTGTCCTTGTTGGTGATCTCCAGGCGATCCCCTGAGGCCATGCCCTGCCCCGTCGTCGCCAAGCCTTCGAAGCCGATGAACGGCGGCACGTATTGAATGCGCAGCCCCGCGGCCGGGACGGCAATATCGTCGCCGGCGATCACGCGGTCGGGCATATCGATTGACACCTCAAGGCGGGTCACGATGGGGGTGACACCAAACTCGTAGGAGGCCAGTTTCATCCTGAACTGGAACGCCCGGGCCGTGACATCGCCGATGACGAAGGTGCGCCATTCACCCCAGACCGGGGCTCCTGCCGGGTCGTCGTTCGTGACCCGGTATTCTAGCCAGGCGTCCCACAGCGATGCGGCAGCGGTCTGGTAGAAATCCTCCATAGCGTAGACATCGGTGACTGCGTAGATGTCGTCTGTGAGGTTGATACCGAAAGCGTCAATGACGGCTGTCAGGCGAGAGGTATAGACCCCGCCGAGGTCCAGAGTTTGGGGGAACGTATAGGTTCCCTCTGGTACAAGCCCTTCGGAGCCCAGGTACCAATCCTGTCCAGGCGCATACCAGTCTTCACGAGCGTACACGTCTTCGGAATAGGTGAGCTGAAGCCCTCCGAAGGTGGTGTTGATAACAAGGTCGGTCTTGGCCCCTGAAAAGCCCGGTTGTTCTATGAACCTCTCGACGGCATTGAGCTGCGATATTCCAGCAACGTCTGAGACCACGAAAGCGGCATGCGCACTCGTAATCCCCGCCCGGCTCACGGCCTTGACCAAATAGGTGCCGGAAGCCGCCGGCACCTGCGCCCCCGGCGTTGTCACGCGAGAGATCAGCGGCACCGCCGTGCCCCACTCAACACCGGACAGGTTTGGCGAGAACCGGAGCTCGTAGTGTTGAAGATGGATGTCGCTGACCGCGTTCCAGGCCAGCGTCATCAGATCGCCCAGAACGGAAGCCTCAAAGCCCGTCACATCGCTCGGTGGCGCGAGCACTCCGGCAATCTGGACGTTGTTCCGATAGGCCCATGAAGAAATGCCCGTGGCCGAGTAGATCGACCTGACGCGGATATCGATCTGAGACGCCGGGATATCCAGGATCTCGATGGACGTCCCGCTGGTCGCTCCCACCGGAACCCATTGGCCATCCGTCGCGGTTTCCTCCGGCGTCACTTCGGGATCGGTGTCGAAATCCGGCTGCCTGAAGTCGATCCGATACTCGACCTCGAAGGTGAGCGCTCGAGGATCGGTCCGCCGCCAGAAAATCATGGCGGCCGCCCGGATCTCGTCCGATTCCAGATACAACCGCTCGGCCACTGTGATGTTGTCAGGCGGAAGTGGATCCGGCGCGTCACTGGGGTCGGGGACATCGATGATCGGCTCATCCAGGATGTCCCAAACCTCCTGGCGGTCGATGACAGCCTCGATATCCATCCGGTCGCGGCCTGACGGCTTGGCGGTCTTGACCAGGAAGTGCCGGGTCAAGGTCGAACCCGCACCGATCTGCACCGTGGTTTCTTCCATGGTGTCGAGGGCGATGACCTTGTCCAACGTCAGGCCGGTGAAGGCCTCGACAGATGCCCGGCTGGCAGAGTTGAGCGTGATCTCGTCGGTGGTGCCCACCGTTTCGATATCCACCGGTCCCCATTGGCGGCCGCTACGATCCCGCAGAACGATCCGGTCGCTTGCCGCCACCGTAACGGACCGGTCGAGCAGCAGCGTGTCCCCCACTCGGTCCACAACCGAAGCAATCTGCATCTTGGAGGCGAACCACGTCTCGACCGAGATAGGATCGCCGCGCTTGTAGATGCGTCCGTCATACTCGGTCTGGAACCGCACGCTCTGCCGCCGATAGAAGGCGGACGAGGCGAGCCAGCGTGTGATGTGCTGCGCATGAGCTTGGTTCGTGATGCCGAAGAGGCTCCGGCGGGTTGGGGTCAGGCTGGTGTTGCCATAGACCACGTCATCCAGCTGCACCAAGCGGCGCGGATCGCCCCGGTCGTAGTACTCGGCAATGTAGTGCGACTCGCCGTTATCAGGGTCCAGATCGAAGGTCAGGCCGCTCGACCCGCCGACGATCTGCCGTGAGGTGATGACATGCGGTCGAAGGTCCTTGCGGTCGTCGCGCACAAGCGACCACATGCGCCCGAGCTGCACCGGTTCGGCCCGCAGAGGGAACAACACCGTGCTCGCGACATTCCACACACTGTCAGGCCCGCGGATGACGCCGTTGAAGGTATCGAAGCGTCCAAGGGTATCGGCATAGAATTTCAGGGTGTCGAGATCGAGGGAGGCGTCCGGGATGGCCGCGCCGTAAGTGGCGTTGCGCATGACATCGGCGTAGACCCAAACCGCTTTGTTCGTTTCCTCGTTGACCCAGCCCGCACCGTTCCACACCGGAAGGATGCTGGAGGCTTCTACCTCGATGTTGGCGAAGGACGTGACGCCGAGCGCTTCCGACGACTTGACCTCGATGGCGATCTCGGTGACGTGGGGGCGGACGCGCTTGTCATTGATGTGGCCGCGCAGTCCATCCCATTGCAGCGCATTGGCGATGAACGTTACCTTGTCGTTCGGCGGCTCATCCGACCTGAGATTGCGGCCCCGGACCATGTACCGCCCTTCCGGGACGTTCAGGATGTGTGTCCAGCGCAACGGGCGCTTCGACAAGATCCCGTTGTTTCTGGTCCAGGCGTGGAGGGTCTTCCAGTCGCCTACCCTGTCACCGAAATCATTGACTGCAGCATATTGGAATTCCCAGGCAATCGGGACCGCAGCCTCAAACCCGCCCTTGGAATTGACGCCTGAGTAATAGGCGCCCTGCGGAGCCGAGATATCGAGCTGGATCTTGTTGACCGTGACGTCAGGATCGGCGACCAGAAACGGGCCGGTCCAATCCGCGATGGGGCTGTCCGGCCGCACGAGCTCGTTGCCCTGTACGTTGGGCGAGGTCAGAACATCGCCCGGCACAAGATCGGACGTGACGCCGGGCCCGATGACGCCGACCTTCGAGCCTTCGAAGGCGGCGCGGATGCTCTCGCTCGGGAACCGGCCCGATGAGATGCCGGCGGGCCAGCGGGCCAGGGTTTGCCCGTTCACACGCACCGCATAGATCTTCGCCCTGCCGAGCGTGACAGTCATGCGTTTGCGCAGGATCTGGTGTTCGCCCTGGTACTCGAAGTAGTCGCTTTGGGAGAGGTCCGGCACCGTCCAGCAGCGGCCATACAGGCGCGGGATGCGGTCGCCCGGCCTTGGCAGGTTCCCGCCGCCGCTGACGCCATAGACTGGCTTGGAGTCTTCGCTAGGCTTGTTCGCCTTGGGCTTGAAGGCCGAACTGAGCAGCGCCATGCTGCCCATGATGATGCCGGTCGAGACGAGCTTACCGGCGAAGGTCAGACCGCCACCGACCGCCCCGAGCCCGGGGACCGCAGCCACGGCGAACGGCACGATGATGGATAGCGCAATGGCGGCAATCGCCATCAGGATCTGGCCGCCGCCGCCCTTCCCGCCCTGGGGCAGATACGTGATCAGAACGATATCCTGCGGCCCGACGAGTTTGTCCTTCCACTCGCCTTTGAGCACGACATCCACGCTGGTCGGAGCGACCGGCTGGCCCATGCGATGCACAGAGACGATGAAGCTGCGCGACCGGTCGGCGTGCCGCCTGACCAGCGTGGACAGCCGCCGGCGGCGCCGATCCTGGATATGATGATCCGGCCTGACCTCCGCGCGGGAGATCAGGGCACGTTGAGCGATAAGGGTCATGCGTGCCTGTAGAAGGTGAGCTTCCAGCGCCGAAGCTGGGTGACTTCCATGATCGTCTCGGAGACGAGGTTGTGGCCGATGTCGGAGTGCCAGATCAGCCCCCGGCTTCCGACAAGGAGCCAGATCCCGACGTGTAGGTCATGAGCCTTGGTCATGATGGCGAGATCGCCGTCCTGAGGTGTCTTGACCTCGATCCAATCGGAGCGGGCGGAATGACTATCGAAGATGGCTTTGCGGCGCTCGGGATGGCTCACGAGATCGGGCGCGATCGTCGGGAGATCATCGACGCCGAACAGGTCGCGGCGCACGCGCTGCACGAAATGCCAGCAGGTGTTCTCCTGCGACCACGGCAGCGAGCCGAGGGCGTTGAGATAGGCGAGACGGTCTTGAGGCATTATTGAGCTTCGTAGAGGCCCGGATAATGGTCTTTGTCGTAGGTATCGCGGGGGAAGGCCTGAGAACCGACGTCGTCGAAGCCGAACGCACCCTCGACACGGGTTTCTGTGACGCTTGCGGACTTGACCCTGAGATCGGAAATCACCTCGCCAGGCTCGAACCGGGCATCGGACCGATAATTTCTATAGATTGCCGTGATTGTGCCAGCCATAACGGCCGCGTTTTCAAGGACCTCGGCAAGCTCGCCTGACACGCCATCGATCACAAGCGTGCCATCCGTCGGGCCATCATTGTCGGCGCCGGGTGGTATCGCATCAAAGGCAGTGGCCGTGAACGGCACGGTCGCCCCGGTCTCAAGCGTGAGATACACGAGACCGTTAGCATCACCCTCATCACCGACAACAAAGCGAGCAGGTCCATCGTCACCGGGGATGTTCAGTTCAATCGTGTGCAGGAATACGACATCCTGCGGCGCGGAGGCATAGGCTTCCTCCATCGCCATCGTCAGACGATCTTTCGCCATGTCAGTAGTCGCGCGCTCTCAGAGGTAGGGTGACGTAGACCCAGGCAATCACGTCATCGACCTGAGGCTCATCAATGAGCATCACGGTCTTCTCCGGGTAAGGAGCCGACACGCCGGGCTTCCACACCGGCATCGTGAAGCGTGAGGCGCCATGGTTCAGGGTGTCACGGTGGAATGCCTGGAAGGTCAGGAATTCCGCGTGGGTGAGCTTCAGGCGGACGTTCACGTCGCTCCAGGTGGTCGTGGAGCGGCGGCGGGCGCGGCCTGGGCCGTCCTCCATGTCGGTCCTGATCGGAGGTGGCGTCAGGCGCACGATCCCGGTTCCGTCCTGCACGACCTCAATGGGCAGGCTCACGGGCCAAGCAACCATCAGCCTCTCCCGTTAAAGCCGGCGCCGAGCTGGCGCGATGTCGGTCCGTTGCGCATCGCGTCTTTGCGGACGGCGCCTTTGGCGGTCTCTTCGATGACCGTCACAATATCAATGCTGCCATCGTCATTCTCCCGGGCTTCGGATTTGACCGCAGCGCCCGAATTGTTGACGACGTTGTTGTTAACCGTAATCCCGCCTTCAGCGCCCTTCCCGCCGTTCTTGATCCCGGCCACATCGTCCTTCGACAAAACCCATTCGCCCTTTTGCAGGATGGCCGGCACCTCGTCAGGGCGAAGGCCGGAGTGATAGCGGGGAGCGTCATCGTAATAGGCCGGGTGAATGTAGCGCTTGAAGGAGTGATCCCGTCCCACGAGCCCGCCGCTGTGGAAGCCGAACGAGAGACCACTGAAGTCAAGGCCTGTAGAGAAACTGCCCCAGTCATATCCTCCTCCACCACCGAAGAGGCTGCCGAGCCCGCCGAAGCCACCGCCGCCGCCTCCAGCGCTCAGTGACTGACCAAGCTGGTTGATGGCCTGACCGATGCCATTGGCTCCCTGCCCGATGGTGGACGCCGTCCCTTCCAGGGCAGTTCCGACCATATCACCACCCTGCTGGGTAATGTTGCCGAGGCCGGTCAGGCTCTGCGTGATCTGCGGAGTCGCGCTGCTCATGCTCTGCGAGAGCTGATTGAAATTGCCGGAGAGTTGCTGCAGGTCGGCACCCATACCGCCCGCTAGATTGTCGGCGCCGGCCGAGCCGTTGAAGGCCTGAGGGCCATTTCGGTTGATGCCCTGCCAGCGGCTAACGCCGATGTCGCGGGCGCCGTACCACTGCCGCCATCCGTCCTTGGCGACGACATCCATGCCGAAATCAACCTGCTGCTGCCAGGTGGAGGGATCACGGACGTTAATGCCCTTCGCTAGGGCCGTATTCCCGAGCCCGCCGCCCGTGTAGAGCTGCATTGGGCCATAGGACATCCCGTTGTCGCCAAGTGCGTCGAAGCGGAACCCGCTCTCCTGCTTGATGACGCGAGCGGCCACATCTGGGTCAATGCCACGGATGGATGCTGCCTGCCTGACATAGCTTTCGACTGCGCTGAGGCCATTTCCAGCAATGGAAGCAACAGAATTGGCCGCGGTCTTGAGGGGCTCTACAGCCGAAGTGATCACCTCAGGCAGCTTGCCCATTCCAGCGAATGCCTGCGCAGGAAGCTCAGGGCCATAGCCACCCTTAGCCATCGGCACGTATGAAGGCGCGTTGCTGCCAAGGAAGCTGAACGGATTAGGGCCATTCCCCATTGCCCAGTTCAGGGTCATGTCGAGGAAACGATCAGCGATCCTCTCCAAAGCGTTCGCGAATGCGTCGGCTCCGGACTTCGCGCTCCGCAAATCCGATATGAAGCCTTTGAGCGTGCCAGTCGTGAAGTTGGACCAGTCCGCTGCCGTCTTGACCTTCTCCAGGCCCTCAGCCGCCTCACCTGCTCTGTTGGCTGTCGCCTGTATCCATCGCTGAAGGTCACCCGTCAGCGGGATTTGAGCCTCGATGGCCGCGTTGATTAGCTCCTGTTCCGCGCGGTACCGGGCCGCCTCCGCAGCACCCATACCAAAGGTAGCGGCTTGCTGCTCCAGAGCCCTGATCTGATCTTGAATGCGATCGGTCGACCGATCCCAGCCCTGTGAACGCCTCTTCGCATCGGCCTCAGCCTGCTTCTGCGCATCCTGGGCGATCTTCTCCGCATCGCGCGTGTTGGCCCGTTCGACCGCCTCGTCATAGGCCCTCTTGGCCCGGTTGCGCCCGTCGAAATCTTCATCCGCCAAAGCGCCGACGGCGCGACGGTATTCCTGAAGCGCCTTTTGCTGCTCGGTCAGGTTCGGCAAGCCAACCTTGGCGAGCGCCTCCATGGCGGAGGTGAATTCCTTGACGTTGCCAGCGCCATCTGCCGCCGCGCCGGATGTCAGGCGCATGGCTGCTTGCGATTTGTCGAGCGCCTCTGCGATCTTGAAGGCGGCTTCCGAGCCCTTCAGGAGTTCGCTGCCGAGAAGTTGCAGGGCCGTGTTGTCGGCCGCAGCCGCCATGATGCGGGCGACCTCTTCCCGGAAGAGCCGGATGTTCGGCTCCCCTCTGGCGACCGAGGCGTTGAAAGCCTCGAAGGCACTCTGGAACGCTGCGAACTTGGAATTGATGGCCGTGTCGGCGCCGCCGAAGGCATTGCCCATCGGGTCCGTGTAGGCTGGACCTGTCGTGACGGAGAAGCCGGCGTACATCTCACCGGTTATGCGCCCGAGTTCCGCCTTCAGGCGTTCGGTCTGAGCCCTGAGCTGGCCCTCCAGAACGCGCCCGCTCTCCGCCGCGTATTCCTCCAGTCCCTTGCCTGCCTCACCATAGGCCGATGCAATGCCCTTGATGAGATCAGCATGGGCATTGAGCTTGTCGTCGAGGCTTTCGACCTTCTCTTCGGCGCCGGTCATGTACTGGACCAGCGCACCGCCGGCGGCAATGGCGCCGATGGTCAGGAGGCTGACCGGGCTGATGACGGACAGGAACGCCGCACCAAGGGCCTTCACCGCGCCACGTGCGCCGCCCGGAGTATCGCCAAGAACAGCCGCAATCTGCGTGCCCTGCTGTAGAGCGATGGTGAAGGGGTTCGAGCCGGACTGCAGCTGGACGGCGATGTCCTGGAACTGTGCAGCAAGGTTGCCGGTCTGCCCGACAAGGTTATTATTTGCAGCCGCTAGGGGCGCGTATCGCTGCTGCATCCTCGCTAGGGATGCAGCATATTGGTCGTTATTGATGACGCCTTGTGCGAGCGCCCGATCAAGCATCGCCTGCCCGCGGGACATCTGCTGGAGAGCGCGGAACGCCGGGTCAACGGACGCCACGGTCCGCTCATAGGCCTTCGCTGCGGAAACTTGCGAGCGGGTGGCATCCTCCGTCACCTTCGCGGCAAGGCCAGCCGCGTCGATCACCTTCTTCTGTGCCGCAGCGGTCTTCTCAAGATCAGCCGCAACCTTATCGGCCCCTTCTGACCGATAGCGGAGCAGCAGTTCTTTGATAGCTTGGACTGTGGCCATTATGTACCTTGCTTGCCCTCAGCGGCTCGTTTGAGCAGCGATTTCACGGCGTCAGGATCCTGTGCGGAGATTTCGCCGGGCTTCATGTTCGAGACAGCGATGAACTCGGAATCCATGGCCCGGATGATCACCCGGAAGCGGTCGAAGGCGTCGATGTCAGGAAGGATGCCGTAGCACTCGGCATATTTGGCGATGGCCGTGAACGGGATGCGTCCAAGGCTCATGCCAGTCTCCCGGTCGGTGCTCAGCTCGCGCCATGCTGTCCAGTAGAACGCAAGGCGGGGGGGCACATCGGGCTTAGGAGGGACGGGCCCCGGGCATTCACGCCCGAAGCCTGCGTAGTAGGCTATCTTCTGGCCCCACGTCAGTTCCCAACGGAGGGCGCTGGCGAGTTTTTTGCGTCGGTCTCCAGGCTGTCGAGGCCGTGACGCCCAACGATAGAGGCTGCGTGTTCGACCGCTTCACGGAAGACCTTCATTTCCGGATCGGTTAGGAACTCAAGCGCCCGCTCCTTGGAGTAAGGCGCATCCTCGATGCCCAACCACTCCTCAAGAATGGTTTCATGCAGGAGACGAACATAGGTCTTTTCCTGCACCGCCGGGTCTTTGGCCTCCTCAGGGGTCAACTCTTTGCCGTACTGATCGAACAGGCGGCGGTAGTCGCTGTTGTTGAACGCCCTCACCTTCAAGGCGATCTCGGGCGGCAGGTTCGGGAGGTTGCGGACCCAGCCGCCGCTTTCCATGCGCCGGCTGATCGCTTTGATGTCGCTGATCTTCATGTCTCACCAATCGGGTTGATGTCGGATTGCCGGGTTTGATCGGGCTGGGCGGGCGACACCCGACGAGCCGCCCGCCCTCGCTCGCGAGCGATCTCTTAGGCGCCGGATGTCGGAGCGACCTCGGTGATGGCGCTATCGATGGCGATAACGAAGGTTCGGCGCACAGTGTCATTGACGGACGCGCCGCCGTTGCGCTTTGACATGACCTTGCCCATGAAAAAGTGCATCTCGTCTGTGCCAGTGGGGTTCAGCTTGTTCGGGTACTGGATCTTGAAGGGATAGCGGAAGTTCGTCCCCTCGGCAGCGACCATGGCCTGCTGGCCGACGTCAGAGGCGTCATGCCCGACAGTCACAGTCAGGTCACCGGCATCGCGGATGCCCTTGCCCTTGCGGACGCGGTTGTCGGAAAGCGCGTTGAAATTCACTGCAGCCGACTGGTCTCCATACTCACCGAAGCTCTCCACGAGACCGACTTCGGTCCAGGTGAGAGCCTGATAGGCGGCGGCATTCGCAGGCGTGGAAGCAGAGGCAGGCGCGATGAACAGCTTGGCGCCATTGGTGTCCGTGGTGTTACCCATCGTCTTGGTCCTTCAGTCTATGCGGCCTGCCCAGAGCCGCGGCGATGGCATGAAAAAGGCCCCTCTGGGCGGAGGGGCCGATCCGTCGAACGGAATTGATGAGGGCTTACTTGCCCTTGGCAGGAGCCTCGACAGCCACAGTTGCTTCGACCTTCTCGGCTACCTTTGCGGGCACGCTGATGGCGCCGGCGACGACACGGCCCTTGAACTGGGCGTCTTCCGGGTCGACATCGAGGTCTTCCACCTCGCCCGGGGCAATCGAGCCGGTCGGTGGGTGACCGTCCTTGGCCTTGCCCTTCAGGTTGAAGCTCAGGGTCTCACGGGTGTTATTTTGAATTCTCATAGTATCTATCCTTTCTATGCATGGTGATGCCGCAGATAATTTCGATATTCTTGCTCAACCTAAAGAATTGTTCCCTACCACTTAAGGGGCAATCCAGTAATCTGGACGTCATCTACGGGAAAAACTAGGATTTGCACAAAATTGGGGATGCCGATGAAGCTGAAGTTCTTCTTCATCTCTGCGATTGTCAGTCTCTTACCAGCTTGCGCTAATGAGAGAATCGTAAATCGAAGCGAATGGCTTGGTCAGGCGACCCGAAGTGCGACGCAGAACGAGGTCTTCGTTAATCTCAGCAGATCAATCATAAGTCCGTTTGCCATACCAACCAGAACGACGATCTCGCCAGAGATCAAAATGCAGATGGTCGACAACGGAAGCATCTCTGCGGCCATTCCAATCTTCAATGTTGCTAAGGCGTCGGGCGCTCTAGGCGTAGAGGTTGGAGACAACATCGATACCTACACTGCTAGTGTCGCCGCAGAAGCAAATCCCGCAACCCTGCGGTCACTGCGGGATTTGTATATGTACGCAGTCGATCCGAACCTCAGAACCGCACGAGGATCAGATTTCGCGAGGAGCTTCCCAGATCGGTGGCTGTTCTGGAAGAACCGCCAAGGGCAATCAGTCGGTGATGTACCACCTCCTCCTGGAGCGCAGTGGATTGGTTCATCCTCAGCACACGACTTCTACACGACAAACCCTCTAGCATTCAGCGAGTTTGTCCTTGCTACATTAGGAGGGGATAGCACGACTCAAATTCGGCAAAAGCCACCGCAGAAGGACGCTCGGCCGTCCAAGCCCCCGCCTCAACAGCCAGCTCCCCCACGATCATTGAGCCCTACAAACGTTCCTCCACCGAGCATCAATCCTACGCCACCTGAGCCACAGCAGCCCCTCATCCTCAGAGACAGGGGAAGGATCATATTCGATTAGCTCGTAGTCATCCTCAGGCATGGTATTCAAAGACGTAAGGCACCACGACTGAGAGCGAATAGAAGTTGCCTTCGTCATTGCTATCGTCGATGAACGGTGTCGTCGGCTGCAAGCATCGTACTCCGCCGACATTGCGGTCTCTATATAGACTGGCGAGCTCGTCCGCTCGTTGCATCATGAGGGCTCGATCACTGTCCCTAGTGAAAGAGAGCACGAACCGGATTCCACCTTCCTCACGGTAGATCCGGTTGCCGATACTGAGCCGAGTGGTGTTCGCCACCGGATACTGGATAGCCAAGAAGTCACCACTCGGGTCGGGACGTGGGCCGAGATAGATCATCCCTACGATTGGGGAATAATCCCAATTCGCAACGGCGTGCTCCTCTACGGCGTCGATAACCGCCTTGCTGGCCATTGTGTTTAAGCCCTATTCTCTCAGCGCGGCATCAGGAGATCAGAACATGGTCCAATATGATCTGACCGTATTTCAAAGGGGTCAAACATCCCCAATGTTCAAACCGTTTCCACTTTCCCCATCGCCCTACGGCTCGTTCAACAAGGGCGATATTCTTGATCTCCGAGGCGGGAACGCAGGCGTTTGGACGATTATTGAAGTTCGGCATGCCATCGTTCCGGGAGCGGGGGGATGGGTCAGCCGGACCTTGGTTTTCGTTGATAGATCGCTTGGGGTCACCGGGGAACCGGGGGATGACAACCCCACCCCATGGCCATGGTAGGGAAGATTACCTCAGGGTGATAACGATAGCGGGCGTGCGTAGCGAATGCTCGGTCTTCTGGGCAGTCCGGTCCGCCCCGGCCGCGGTGAAGCGCCCATTCTTTGCACGAGCGGCCGGCACTCCGACTGCCTGATACGGCACGATCCCATCTTCACCCAACGCGCGGTAGCTGAACTTGATGTTTGCCAGATTGCCGAAGCGCCGTTTGGCGAGCGCCGCCACGACTTGAAACACACCATCGGGGACCTGTGCCGAATGCCCCCGCTCAAGCTTCCGGCTATACGGCTGGCTGTTGAGGAAGACATACTCGTTAGCCGTGGGAGCTTCTGCCCCCATAGGCACCTCAGCACCATCCGCCAGGAACATGAACGAGCGTTGATAATCTCCTGTCAGGACCGGAGCATGAAGCACAAGCTGCTCTCCGATCCAGGCGAACACATCTTCTAGCAAGTCGAAGGCAAACAGGATCGTGCCGCCGTCCGGATTGACCGACTCCAGCGCTGCGCCACGCCGGCCATCCACGAAGGTCTCGTACTGCGGTTCGTAGCCGAGCGCCTGCCGATTGGCAGCCTGTGCCTTGCCGAGTTCCTCACGGGCAAAGGAGGCCATTGTGGCCTTCCGCGCCTCTGGGGATAGCTCCTCCTTCAGGAAGAGGGCCAGATCCTTGTCGATGGCGTCGATTTTGGCCGTGATCGCCATCAGCCCTTCACCTGAAGCTCGAAGCGAACCAGCACGTCGTTCATCTTCACCGGCTCGGCCGCCACGATGGAGCGGACACGCCCGTCGATAGTGATCCAATCGCCCTTGATAGGGGTGCCACCCGGCCAGCCTGCCAACCCTGACGGCGACAGAATGGCCTTGCTGTCGTTCTGGTCGATGCCTCCGATCAGCTCATCAGGCTTGAAGCCGCGTACATGAGCCTTCACAGTGGCCGTTGCGACCGGTGCGGCAGCCGTGCCCCTGCGAAGGGTCACCGTCTGGCCGGTCTTTGCGATCTTCCGGTCCAACTTGGCGATTTCGGATCGCGGGTTCATGTCACGCCAACGTCGGCATAACGAAGGGAGCCAAAAGGCGCTCGGCTTCGGGATGGTTCAGGAACGAACCCTGACCGGGCATCCAGTAATCGGTTCGACCGATGCCTTCGACGCTCTCGCTCTTCACGAGGATATCGCGCTGGCGATTGCCGAGCATCGTTGCGGCCACAAGGGCGGTTGCGCGCTCTACGTTGACCGGAAGGTTGCGATCATCCTCTTCAGGAAGGGCGTAGCCAGCCGTATAGACGACCACGACAGGCGAAGCCCGCCCACTCCAGATGTGCACGCGAGAAGCAGGCCTGATGATTCCAGCGCCCTTGTCGATCCGACATCCGCTGCCAGTGAAAGCCGCGCCGTTGATAGTCTCGATTTCCACAACCGGCGTGCGAGCCAAAATGATCGTTCCGGACCCATCATCGATAGTCTCTTCCACCGTCTCGCGAGCGAAGACGCGACGGCAATACACTGCCACCTGCCCCGATGCCTGATCGATCAGGGCTTCGATAGCTGCATCGCCCAGCCCTTCGGCTGCTGTGCCCGCCTCAGCCCGGACAGCGTCCATCGTCGTCAGGCGATAGTTCTCGGCCGGGGTGATGACTTCGACCGCCATCACTGCACCGCCTTTGCCGGAAGGCCAACGCGCACCGGTTCTTGAGGCTTTACTTCCTTCATCACGCCGTCGCGGCCGTCCCTGCCCTTCTTCACGGCAAGGCGGAAACCCTTCCCGCTATCAGGCTTCTCGGAAGTCTCTTCCTGGCAGATCCAGTAGCTTCCGCCCCATGTGACGCCATCGCCAGGACGATATGTCTTGCCTTCCTTGTAGACACCACGGTCAACGATGATCGGAAGCCGGAAGTCCTTGACATCCTCGCCGCGCATGAAGCGCAGGATCACACCCTCGTCGGTGTCGAGAAGGTCGATATCTTCAAAGCCGAAGCCGTCGCGTCCGTCCTTGCCAGGGTTGCCGTCCTTGCCGACCACTGGGCCGAGATTGCGCGTCTCGCCATTCGTCAGGGTCACGACAAGCTCGCCCGCCCGGTCAATTATGGCTCCGGCAAGCCCAATTCCATCTTTGCCGTCCTTGCCATCAGACCCATCTTTTGGTGCAGGAATGGCTGCAACCGCCTTCTCAACTGCATCCGATACAATCCGCTGAACGTCAGCAGGGTCAACGCTCTCGCCATCCTTGCCCGGCTCGCCATCTTTCGGCCTAGGAAGCTCGCTGACGCGTTTCTCGACCTCGGAGGTGATCAGGGGCGCCACATCTTCGATAGTGACGCTCTTGCCGTCCTTTGGTGCCGGAAGCCCGGCGATGGCCCTTTCGACCTGTTCGACAACCATCGCCTCGATGTCAGGCAATTCGGGCGCCTTGATGCCCTCCAAGGCTGTCTTGAGGCCATCGACCTCCTCCACGATGATCTGGCGGACCTCGCCAAGATCAGCATCCTTGCCGTCCTTCGGCATCGGCAGATCCTCGAAGCGCTTCTCCAGCGCCTCCATGCGGGACAGGATCGGCGCCAAATGGCCCTTTACGATCTCGGCAAGCTCTTGGCCGAAAGCTTTAGGGTCGATCATGCCGCGAGACCTTTCTGAAATGAGAGCATGGCCTCGGCTCGGAATGCTCGTTCCTCTGCTTCCCGGCGAGCAGCATCATCTTCCTCGGAGGGCTCACGTGGAGCCGCAGGCTTGGCGCCAAATGGGTCGTCCTGCGCATCGCGCTTGGCCAAAGCCTCAAGGCTGTAGTTCTGCTGCTGGAGATAGGGGCTGTTGCCGCCTGCCTTCGGGCCGAGGTTCAGCCGCTTGCGGGCCTCATTTGGGGCCTTGATACCAGCACCGACCGCTTCCTTCTCGGCATTGATCAGGGCCGTGGTGTCCATGCGCAGAAGATTGTCGACATCGAACTCCGTCCCGATGTTCTCTCCCATGCCGAGGCCTTCATCCAGGCAGAGCTCTATCGCCTCGATCAGCACCTGAAGGCATTGCGAGTAGTATTCGATATTGAGTGCTTCGACGTTGTTGTTGGTCGGTATCGTGCCCACGCCGATCTTGTAGGGCGGGACATGGTAGGTCGAACAGACGACCTCCGCAGACCATTTGAGCTGCTCGATGAGTTGCGAGTCGACGGCCTTTGCCCTCATGGCCTCGTACTTAAGACCATCGCCCAGAACAGCCACTTTGCCAGAGTTTTTGCCGGAGTAGCTCTGGTCCCAATGCTCCTTCAGGCGCTTTGCCGTATCATCGCTGATCGCTGCCGGCGCCGTCAGAATTCCGCCCGGCTGGGCCCCGTTCTGGAAGAACGTCGTGCTGTCGTTCTGGATCGCAAGGCCCTGCGTAGCGGCAAGGCCGCCTGCAAAGATCGGGGAGAGCCCGACGAGCGGGTGATAGAAGCAGTTGAAGCGGTCGTGGATGATCTCTCGGGAAGGAACGGTCACCGCCTGGGGCAAGCCAGCAAGATTGTCGGTGTTGAGCTGGTAGAACACGCTGCCGTCATCGGCCACAAGCGGCGTGACGAGGGTCCAATCCAGCACATAGAGGGCCTTTACGACGCCACGGCCGTCGCGCTGCTTCAGGATCACCGCATTGCCGCGCTGGAGCTTGGACAGAACCCAGCTTTCCATGAATTGCATACGGTTCTGGAAGTGGTTTGGCTTGCGGAGGACTGGCGAATAGGCGGGGTTGGCCGTCTCGGACCAGATGCCGCTCTCGTCCTTCTGAACCAGCTTGATCCGAAGCTTAGAGATATCCGAAGCGATCAGGGTGCGGCAGGCGAAATCCGCATGGTTCGACAGCACGTCGTCATATCGGATTTCAACGTTCCGCTGCCAGGCGCCGGCGAAGGCCTCGAGGATGCGATACCAGCCCCGGTTCTGGGAGATGGGCGCAAGCGCCTTCTCCTCCGCTTTGGAGCGGGATATGTTCAGGCCCAGAAGGCGCATTGATCAGGCCTTGGTAGCTTCGGCGATCTTGGCTTCAAGCGTCTTGGCATCCCAGCCGCCGAAGGGCTTCTTGCCGACCGCATCATGATACTGCTTGCGCAGGGCGGAGATGTCTTCCTTCTGCTTTGGAGCCCCGCCGGTCTTGCCATTTTTGTCGTGATCCCCCTTACCGTCGAACGGTTTCTTCGCCTGCCGGCCATCATCCGCAACCGCATCGGTTCGCTCATACCCGAGATCAGAGAGGATCCGGGCATAGCGGGGGTCGCGGGCTTTCATGGCCCGGGTCATGTAGGACGATTTCTTCATGGCAAGCTCCTCACGAGAGAACCGGCCCCGCATGCGGGGCCGGTCGTGATCATCGGACGCTTAGGGCGTTACGACGGGGTCACCCCAGGTGATGTTATCCATCCAGGCCACAGCGCTGGCGCGGCGGCGGGCCCAGTTCATGGTCCGCTCGGCACGGAAGGCCACGCTATTGGTCTGGAACATGGAGACTAGCTCGGCGTCGACCGGCGTAGAAGCGCCCGAGTCCTGGGTCGGATTGTCCGCCATCTCGAGCGAGGCTTCGGTCGACATGGCAATGTCGACGCCGCCCTCATCCGCCAAGTAGACATCCTCGGCATTGACCAGCGCGACATAGTCGCCGAGGTAGTTCGAGACGATGACCGGCAGTTCGAAGAAAGTACCACCCTGCATGGTGATGCCAGGGAATTCGCGCTGCCCGAGCGGGTTCAGCATCATCATGAGGCGCAATGCATAGGTCGCACCCATGATCCAGACGCCGGACTGAAGCGGGTTGTTCGCCGCAACGAAGGCGCCGATAAGCGCCTGAACGTCCTCACGGACGCCATCCGCACCGGTCGCATCGCTGTTGGTGACAGCCGTGACACCGTTCAGGATCGAAGCCGGCCGGACACCGCCGACCGCCGCTGAGGTCGGGTCGATGAACGAGATGTCCGAACGCTTGGCGATGGCCTTGGCCAGCGAGTTGCGCAGGAGCACGTCGGAGGACGGCGAGCTATCGCGGATGAGCTCCATGGTCTGCACTGCGATAGCCGCGATCTTCAGTGGCGTGATCTCGTTCCGGCCGACCGTGAACTTGGTCAGCGGCTTGCCCTTGCCCTCGCCAACCCACTGCGCCTCGGTCTCGGAGGTTTCAGTGATCAGGGGGACCCGAAAGGGAATTCGGGTCAGGTTCGGAATATTGCCGGTTCCGAACCGCCCGAGGATCGTCATCGGCCGGAGGAATATTTTTAGCTTTGATATGAATGCCTTACAGAGATTTGTCGCGGCCTTGTCGCGTCCAGGCTCGCTGCAACTGCCTCTGTTGTCGCAACCATGCGCGTATCGGTCGGGAAAAGATGACCGTAAATGTCCTTGGTCGTCTGTATCGAAGCATGCCCGATGAACCGCTTTAGGTTCATGTCGTCGAGCCCGGCTTCGATGAGCAGGCTTGCAGCCACATGGCGCAGGGCGTGAGGGGTGAACTTGTTCCGCTTGGCCTCGTGATCGTAGAGCCCGGCGGCATCCATCAGGCGCTTCCAGAACGTCGTCGCGCTGGCTGTTGCCGACATGGGCTTGCCGACCTTGGTTAGGACCACGAAGCCCCGGAGCTGAGTCGGATCGACGTTGACCACCTCGGTTTCCCACATGCGGGCGATGCGGCTAAAGATGGCCTTGGGGTGCGTTGAACCTCGGAACCGCTCTGGCTCGTTCGCCATCGTTCTGATGATCCAATATCGGGCGGCTTGGTAGAGCGCCCGGCGCACCGGCTCCGTGAGCGGCACGTCCCGGTAGCCTGCCTCAGTCTTAGGGCTCTTGAGCCCGTTCACCTTGGAGTGAGCGCGGCGGACATGGATCACGCCCCTTTCCCAGTCGATGTCCTCCCAGTGAAGCCCGTAGGTCTCTCCAGGCCGGAATCCGCAGAATACGCCGCATGCGATGACCACAGAGCGGTTTACGAAGGTCAAGAGGTTCTCTCCCCTCTCAAGCGTGCCCGCAGCCTCCAAGAGCGCCCGAATGTCGTCCTTGGTCGGGATCGCCTTGCGCTTGGGCTTATGAGGTAGCTTACAGGGTTCGTCGCGCAGGACGTTCCGGCGCACCCACCGCTTAGACACTGCGAATGTGAACAGGACATGCAAGGAGCCGTAGATCCCGCTGATGGTCGAAGGCGATAGCTTTTCGCGCAGTTCCTCGACATAGGCTTGCACCTCTGCCGCCGTGATCGAAGAGACGCGCCGGGTTGCGAACTTGGGAAGGGTGTAATGCTCAAGCCGGTACTCGTAGCCCTTGACGCCGCCCATGGTCAGATCGCCTAGCTTCTGGCGCCGGTGGCAGTCCTTAATGAACTCATCGACTGCCTTTGCGAAAGTAACGCTCTCATTATAGGCAGTATGAACCCCTTGGGTGATCTCGCCCTCTACTTGAACCCGAAAAGCATCCGCGTCTTTTTTCTTCTCGAACGTCTTCATGCGGCGGGTACCGCCCTGGTCGGTATAGCGCACCACCCAGGCTGTTTTCTTCTCGCCCTTATAGGTCCACTCTCTCTTGCTTACGCTTGCCACGTTGCTCTCCTTTCAGGGGAAGAGGCCCGGCCACGGGTGCAGCCGGGCAGGTTGGTCAGTAGCTTTCGGGGATGGTGTGATAGGTGCGCTCGACCGTCCCGACGATGACGAAACGGGCCACGGTCGCGTCGATGCCGTATTGCTCATCTAAGCCGCCACGGTCGCCAATTCCGTTGTCGTCGGTGTTGCCCTCGAAGTCCTCGTCAGGCTCCCGCCCGTCGTGCTCCTCCTCGAGGTCCTGGTCGGTGCCGTGAGCATATGTACCGGTCCACCCAAGGGAGGGCTCTAGGTCGGCATCGCTCTCTGCCTCGTCGACATAGCCAGGCATTACCGTGCCGAATGATGGCTCTAGATCCGGGTCGCCGTCGATGGCGTCAAGGATGCTGAAAAGCCGCTCAAGTTCGTTCTCTATGGATGTCCGAAGGGCGCGGAGATTGGCCCGCTCTAGCTCAAGGCCTAGAGACACTATTGGCCCGGTCTGGGCATTGAATTGTGATGTCATGGGTACTCGCGGAATAGAACCGGCTTCTCAGGGCCGGGGAGCGAGGTTCCGTTCGGGAACGTTGCTCCATGCCAGCGGTCGTCACTGGCACCGGGAGTCTGAGAACATATCCGCGAGAATATGCGCCACGGCCTTCGCACAAAGGCTATTGTATAACCGTGGCACTCCCGGCATAGTGAGCCGGTCGCGCCCACAGTTAAGGGGCACGTCAATTTCAGTAGGATCGGGCCGGCAAGCCAGATCGCTACCTATCGCAGATGCAGCGCTAGACCCGGCAAGGTCCCGCTGCGGAAGTTCTCAGGCTCCAAGCTCCAATATGACACGCGAACCCACCGCCCGGCAAGGCGGGAGGGGTTCTCGCGCGCATAGCGCCTTGCTCGCTAATGTCCCGGTGTGGCACACAGGTTACGGGGGGATCAGTTAAAATGAATGCACCTTTATGGGTTCGAACCCGCTTCACGGCACTTGTCCTAGGGGCGCTTCTGTTCATCAACCTTCTTCTCTTCGTCTCAAACGAGGCGACCGTTGCCAATACCCTAGCCCGCCTTCCGCAGCCTATCGCCACCCTGATCGCTGGGATTGTCGGCCTTGGAACTATCGCTTGGCAGACGCGCCGAGGCTTCCAAAATCTGATCGCCTCGCAAGAGCATCGCGCAGAACTAGACAGAGCGGCTAGGCTCCACCAGGCCGAATTAACGGACCTCCAGTCTGAGAAGCAAAGTGACCGGCAGAGAAGGACACTTGCAGCAGCTATTCATGCAGAACTCATTGCGCTGCTACCCCAGGTGCACAACACTCAACAATATCTATTGTTACAACAACACATCTTTCTAGAGATGGCAAAGATTGACAAAGACAAGAAAACCGACTTCCGGCTGCCTCAGTTTCGAACTACTGTTTTCGAGAGTGCTCTCCCAAATATCGGAATGCTTGGGCCTTCGACTGCTGGTGATGTTATCTCTGTCTATTCATTACTACGTTTGAATATGGACCCTCCCGTTATCAAGGATAGCCCGGTACAATTTCTTGCATCTCTCGTGGAAAGCTTGACAAAAACCTATTCAAACCTTGGGGGCGAGATCGTCCATGTCGGCTCACGGCTGACGCATGTCCAGTTTGGAACTGCCGACCCGGGAACGCTCTACGATTTTCGGAAGCAACGCGATGGTGCAGGCGAAGCTGAAGCCTCTGGCACCTAATAATCACCTTCTAAAGTCAGGCTTGTCAGTGGTTCCCACCACATGTTGAATGCCCTTTAACTAGCTGGGGAGCTATTCATGAAACTCGTATCTATCGCTGCCATTGGGGCAGTCGCCTTGGGGCTTGCCGGTTGCCAGACGACAGCTGATCAGCAGCAGCCCAAGAAAGTCTTCGTCCGCGCTGATGGACAGTCTATTCGAGGCAATCCAAGGCTTGAGCAGCAGGCTGAACTCGATAAGACCATCTGCATTGGTGAGACACAGAAGGCCGCCGTTGGCATGTCCCCAATCTATTACCGTGGTGTTGTCGGGGCTATCCAAGCTGGCATGATCGAAAACCAAAGGCAGAGCGCCCTTTTAGATGTCGCTATCGGTTGCATGGCTTCAAAGGGCTATGTCGTCTCGACTGAAGAAGAGGCAGCAGCTCGGCAAGCCGCGCGGTCTCGGCCACGTCGTAGCTAGAACGGAAGGCCGGGCAGCCTTGCGAGCTGATCCCGGCCTCTACCTTCCGCCCTAAGCAGGCAGCCCCGCCGCCTGCTCCATCAGCTCGTCGAGTTGCTCGTCTGAGACATAGACAGCCTGGGTCAGCATTGGCACGAAGACGCCGTCCCCGAAAAGGCCCGGAATCGGGCGACTGGACAGTTGAGCGACGGTCTTGCTAAAACCGTGCCATGAAAATTCTAGGCGGACGCTACCTCACCGAAGACGAACTCTTTGAAGCGGGTGTGCCGACTGTTGGGAAGGGCGTTCGCGTTCATTCAACTGCTGTACTTGTTGACCTCGAACGAATGTCTTTCGGCTCAAATGTCCGTATCGATCCGTACTGTGTCATCAGCGCAGCCGGTGGGTTCGTTCGGTTTGGCTCTTACATCCACATTGCCGCCCAAGCTGTCATGATGGGCGGTGAGGGAATCGAGATGCAGGACTTCTCCGGGATTTCCCAAAGTGTCTGCGTCTATTCAGTCAGCGACGATTATTCAGGCGAAACACTGACAAATCCCACTGTTCCAAGGCACCTACTCAAGGTCAAGCGTGGAACTGTAACCCTTGGTCGCCACGTCATAGTAGGCAGCCACTCTGTCGTTCTGCCGGGGGCAAATATTGCTGAAGGGTGTGCGGTTGGCGCCCTCTCGCTCGTAAACGAACCCCTTGCCCCCTGGGGAATTTACGCTGGCACGCCGGCACGCCGGTTGAAAGATCGCAGCCGCAACCTTCTCCACACCGAGAGGCAACTCTCAGCCGAGAGTGGGGCTTAGTAGTTCTGCGGCACGTTCCGGACCATAAGTATCTTCTGCGGCTGCCATGAGGTCCGGCCAGAACTCATCATCCGACGATAGGAATTCTGCCGCGTCAAAGATCGCCTGCAGTCTTGGCGGAAAGCCTGCACGGATCTGAAGGTACGCCTCGTACTCGGCGTCCGTCATCTTGCGGAACATCGGGGCTTTGTAGGTGCGCGGAAGGCCCATTGGAGGTGGGGGCGCTGCCTGATCGGCCTCGTATTGTGCCAACTCTTTTGTCGTCAGAGGCACCAGTTCCCCGTCATCGTATTTCATCATCATGGCACGCTCTCCAAGGTAAACTTGCCGGTGGCAATGTTCCCAGAACTCATAAGAAGGCGGATTTTATTTACCCGAGCGGCGTTCGTAAGACACTTCACGGACCCATTAAATATGGTCAGGTAATTCGTTGCATTGATGATCGCTTCGCTTTGCAGATTGACGGAGAACCGCTTTGAGGCAGACCCAGGATGAATAGTTAGGCAACCAGAGGCACCATTGAGAGCATTGGAGTTATCTATTGGCGCCGTGATGAGAGGCATGGTTTCAGTCGAGGCAGATATTGTCGCGATGCCAGAGGCAGTCGTGTTGTAATTCATCTGCTTCAAATAATCGCCCGAAGTGGAGCGGTAGCTTGCTCCATCATTCTCAGAAACGCGCAAAGCAAGCTGCGCGTTGTTCACAGCACCTTGAACTTCCGAGAAGGTTAGCCGGTACGATCGAAACCCTGGGGACAGTGTAAAGTCTACAAAAGGAGCGGCGACTGTGACATCTGTTGTTTGGGGCCCGGCATAGCTGATTACACCTGTCGCGGTGTTGATCGTCATCAGCGTGCGCCAGGCGCTGCCGTCCCAATACTTGCGGGTGATCACGCCCGCGACCGACGTATCAGCCCAGGTAGTGCCTACCACCTTGTAGCTCGGCTCGGTCGAGCCTGAGTGCTCCGACAGTAGAGCATTGAAGTTGTCTCTCAGTCGTCCCGCGAAGGTTGATGGAGTCATCGGCCCTATAATCGGGATCTGCCAATTGGTGGCTTGGCTCATTTGCTCGTTCCTTTCTTAGCAACGGTTAGCATTTGGGTGCGCACCTTGCTTTCTGCGCGCCTATTAAAAATCACTCTGAAAGCCTTGTCTTGATTAGGTTTCAGGGCCTTCGATTTGCCGGAAAGTGCGCACTCGCAAATCAAATCGGTAAGCAAAATTGTCTGCATGCGCACCCGTCCGGTAACGGCCCTCGGGTCTCCTCAAGTGTGAGGATACCCCCCCGGGTCTGCTTTCTTTCCGATCCCGAAAAAAACCTTTTTTCGGGGCGTTTATGAAAGGAAATACCCCCGACCGGTGGAGGCCCCGTTCATGGGCTCGCCGAGGTCTCCCCCCGGTCACTGTAGGCTCTCTCCGCCGCGTCGGGCGGTGCCGGTCGCTTCGGCCTTCACCCTGTCGAACTGCTGTCGTTGGATAGCTATCTCGGCTCGGATCTCTTCATCGGTCGCGCCCTTGCTGGACAAGAGTCGGGCCGTATCCTGCAGCCTCTCCTCTGTGATCTCGTCAAAGCAGGCTTCTAGGTCGGCAAAAGACTTGATCTTAAACGTGGTCATTCGCGGCCTTCCCGAATGGCTGTGAGGTGTTCTTCGATGGCAGTGAGGCGCTCGTCGGTCTTGCGGTGCTTTTCCCGCATCTCGTCGCGAACGGTCTTCACGCATGCGGCGAGCATTGCTCCCACCAGCGGCCCGAGCCCTTTGCCGCTGATCTTGCCAGCGTTCTCAAAGGCTCGGTCTAATTCCTCTAGGATCTTTTCGTCCCAAGCATCCTCATCCATGGTGCGGCCCTCAGTAGGAAGTGCCGGAGACATAGGCCACGGCACCGGGGTTGCGCATCTTCCAACGGATCGTGCGGATGCCCCTGAAGCCGACGCTATTGGCCTGAAAAAGGCTGACCATCTGCACCGCGCCATCAACGGGATCGTCCCGCATCTGAAGTGCGGCTTCCTGAGCGATGTCTAGTTCCACGGCGCCATCGGCCAGCATCAGTTCCGCCGCATCGAGGAGCGTGATTTGATCGCCCGCATTGGCAGAGACCAGAACCGGGATTCCCCAGATGTCACCGCCCAGGACGTTGACGTTCGGGAACACGCTGGCGCCCTGGCTGTTTCTGAGCGCAGCCAAGGCAAGCGCGTTCTTCGGGCTCATGATGAAGTAGGGAGCAAGGAACTGTGCGCCGGCTGCGCTGAGAGCACCGGTAAGGGCGTACAGATCCGCCTCGGGATCGGTGGACGGGATCGCCGTCAGGCCGTTGGTGATCGAAGCCGGGCGAATACCGGTTTCCGTCACGGTCGGGTCAAGGAGCTGCTCGTCGGTGAATTGGGCAATCCCGCCAACGAGGTCCCGCATGACCACGGCCTCGGCTGCAGGGTCCGACGACCTCACCAACTCCTTGGTGAGCACGATGATTCCGGCCACCTTGGAATGCTCGAAGTCGTCGACGCTCATATCGAGCTTGCCGACCGGGATCGGCTTGAACTCGCCAACCCAGCCCGCCGTTGCGCCGGATGTCTGCTTGTTGAACTTCACCCGGAACGGGACCGGGCGGAAACCGCGCATCCGGCCAAGGATCGTAAGCGGGCGGACCAGCTCAAGGAATTCAGTGGCAAAGCCCTGCACCGGGACGAGGGGATCACCCCAATTTCCCGTTGAACCAGCCGGCACCGCCGCCTTTTGTACCATGCTGATGTACTTCGAATTAGGCCACCGCTTCTCAAAGACTTCGGCGGTATCCATGCCCGCCTCGTAGCCGACGGCGCGGGCAATCGTGTATCTGACGAAGGCCTGAGCCTTAGCGTTCAGCTCGTATTGACTGGTAAGAGTGGCGAGTCGGTCCAAGGTTGTGCTCCGGTCATCTTGTGTTGTGATAGTAAAACTGCGGTGATACTGGCCGGGTCTCAATGGGCTTTGCGGGTTTGCGAGTTTCAGCCGCCCAAACTCGCAGGCTCTACTTTCCAGATGATGCCGTCTCTATCGCTGCCGACCTGCAGGACACGCCAGCCGGCAAGCTCCTGTTTCTCCATGCGTCGCAACAGCTTTCCGACTTTGCGCGGGCTCGTGCCGCCCGCTGCATGAAGGGCCGTGAGCAGCTTTTCAGGCGGTGCGGCCTCGGCAAAGTCTGCGAGTTCCGAGGCCGTAAACACGCGAGCCCCTACCGCTGAGGCGATGGCATCGAGCAAGGCAGCGAGGCTATCGGCCTGGACAGGTGCGCCGGCTTGCCGGGCAATATCAGCCCGAAGGCCTCGCACCTCGGATATGAGCACACGCAAGAGCGCGTCAGTGTCGGACATGCACACTTCATCCCCGAAGGGGATGGCCGAAACCCCCTTCCTAAACTTCATCGCAGTGCGAACGGTGGACCCCGGTCGGTTTGAGGGTCCTTGCTGGATGGGTCGAGAATGCCCCCCGGTCCTGCTCAGGTCAGGCGTTGCAGAATGGCCGTCTCAGAACATTAATCTGCAAAAACGAGAAGTTTTGCCCCCTGCCGGTGCAGGCCCCTTCGGCTCTCTGGGCGAGCCCCTTCCCCCTCTGCACCCTCAACATTTGAATTGTGGCTGCGTGCGAAGTGGATAGGACGCCGGTCCCTAGATCTTGGCCATACGTAGGCCGGAGCCCCCCTTGGCAGCGATCACGACATAAGGCATTTCAACTCTATTGAATGCCTGGGGGGCAGAATGATGAATAAGACGAGAATTGGCACTTGGATTGCGGCAATCGTCCTTGGCGTGGTCGGCTCCGGCGTATGGGAGAACGTAGTACGTCCACTTCTGTCGTGGGCCTCGGAAAAGCTCCTTTACATCGGAACGCTAGGAGCGACGTCTTACCTCAACAGCATCTATGTTGACATCGCGCGCGGGCAATATGAGAGAGCAGCGCTGTCTAACTATCTTCTTACAATGGGCTTTGCATCGGTAAGCATCGGCGGTCTCGTGACCTTGTATTTTCTAATCAGGTTCACACGGAAGCGCGAGATAAACCTAGAACAATCCGGCCCGTTATATCGGAGACTTGAACGTTTCAACTCCTTTTTCTCGATGCCGATATTCCTGTTCCTCCTCACCTTCCTATTCGTAAACTTTGCTCGCGACACGTATGCTGTGAGAGCCGCCAACCACCTAGTACAGGTGCAAACGATAGTGGCGCCCTATGTGGATGAGCGCACCCGTCTAGAACTCGCCTCTCGATCGGCGCAAATTCAGAACCGCGACGACTATGTCAAGCTTCTCAATGAGATCGATACTATTGCGACAAAGAACAAGCTATACACCCCGAAATTCAAGGTGTTCTAGTCGCGAAGGCCCTTGCCTTTCATTCTGATACTTTGCTGAAACTAAAAAGCCGGGGGCGTTCTTGCCCCTTATCCGGGGGCGCTATCGCCCCTTATGCCGGCCATGTGCCGGGGGCGTTCTCGCCCCTACAGTCCTGGGGGCGTTTTCGCCCCTACTTTCTAGATCTCGGGAGGGTGCAGCTTTAAGAGCCGCCACCACGGCAACCGCATGCTCGTCTGTGCTGATGCGCTGCCACTCGTCTGTCGGGGCCTGACTGCGGCCTGTCCCATGCACATAGGTGAGCCGATAGAGAGAGGGCGTCCTGAACTCGGCAATGGATCGGCGGCCCTGCCTCGTCACCTCCAGAAAGCCCAGGCCAGCACATTGACGGATGGCGAGGGCGATAGACTTCCTTCGGATGCCTGCCTTCTCAAAGTCGGCATAGGTGCAGGGCAGCCTCCCATTTTCGGCGCTGCCATGCCTCATGTGTTCAAGCTCCAGCCGGTCGAGGATGCGCCGGGCATTATCCGGCAGATGCCTCCAGGCTGGGGATTCCCGCATGTCGCGGCGATGGGCAATAAACTGCTGCCCAATGCTGTTGCGTCTCTTCTTTACGCTCATTCCGCGCCTCCGGTGCCGATGGCTTACCGGGGGGCGGGAGCGACAAGGCCGAGGCTCTCAGCTTGGTCTCTCGCCTCGCACATGGCGCGGGCAATCTCAGGCAGGAGGTCAACGCGAAAAGCGAGCCCCGACTTAGAGGGACGCATCGCCCCATCGGCAGCCTTAAACCATACCCTGACATGAGCGACCGTGTGGCCTTGGAACTCCCCTAGGCTGACCCGGATCTCTTCACGGCTGTTCTTGCGGATGGTGGAAACGAGAGTGTCGTCGGTCATGCCGCCACCTTCCCCGCCCGCGTGGCAATCCAAGCCCGTACGTCCGATTTCAGAGCGCAGACGGTGCGGCCCATTTTGAAGGTCGGCAGCCCGTGCTTTTCCTTCAGATGATAGACCTGTCTCGGCTTCCATTTGAAGGCCTCTGCGATGGCCGGTACGCCATACAAAAGATCCTCATTCTCAGTCGTCATTTTCGGTCCTTCCTTGTCGCGCCTCACATCCAACTCTTGCACCACTCTTGCACCACGGAGACGCCGGGAGGCTGCGGCAGTCAGCGGTAAGCTATTGATTTCATTGATACGGGTGTAAGCACGCCCGCGACATGAAAAAAGCCGCCCGGAGGCGGCTAAGTTGTTGTTCTGTTGAGACTAATTTACGCCGCTTGGCGCATGTCTGTTCTTGGCCGGAGGAACTCCACAAAGTCGGCGAAGCCGCCCTCGTTGCCGATCAGGGCATCCGTGTTGCTGGTTGTCATCGCAGATACCGCAGCCTTGACGATGTCGACAAGGTCTGGATCGGTCTTGCCATACATGCCTTCCGCGATGGCCGCCACGGGCTGATGCGTCTTGGTCGAGAGAGCCAAGCACTTTGCGTAGCGAGCGAAGCGAATCCCCTTCTCGGGGGCCGACTTCGGCAGGGCGACGCCAGAGCGGACGGCCGCACCTTCGGCACCCGTCTTGATCTGGTCGTGCACGACGGGCTTTGCGGAGAGAGCCTGCGCCTTCTCCAAAGCGCGGAGGCGCTTCAGGTCGCCGTCGATGGCCTCAACCTCGCCTTCCAGCGTGTCGAACTCTTCCTGCTCGGCCTGGTCGGTTGAACGGCCTTCGTCGATGGACTTCTGCATGACGGCTGCCATGCGAGCGGACTTGGCATTTCGCGAGGCCTCAAGCGCCTCGATCTGTTCTGCGATGGTCTTCATCTTAGTGCCCTCCTTCGGGCGCAAGTTCACGGATTTGATGGCTTTTCCCGAAGCGCCGGGGCGGACAGGCCGATCATCTGCCTTGGGCTCTTTGCCGGTCGCGGCGAGCAAGGGGGCATCAATCGACTTGATAGTGGAAATCACCGCGTCGGCATTGGCCGGCACAGAGACAAGAGAAAGCTCAAGAACCTCGGTGGCGATGAAGCGGATGCCGCCTTCGTCCATCCACGAGTATTCGAGAGCGCGGAAGCCAATGGAGACGCCCTTGACGAGGCCGGCCTTCACTTCGCCCCAAGCCGTTTCGACGCGGTCGCGCAGAGGTCCGGGCTCATCAATGATCGGGAGCTTGGCTTCGAACTTGATGCCGTCTTTGGTAGGTTTATCGAAGGTAACAGTGCCGACAGGCTTGCTGTGGTCGTGTTGATGCAGCAGTGGCATGGGGTTCTTGAACTGGACACCCAAGGGTTCCACGATGTCCCCTACCCGGTCAGGGTTAGGTGTTGTGGCCACGCCGCGGATAATACGCTGGTCCTCCTCGACCGCTTTCACGGCCAGGATCGAATACATGCGGTTCATATCAGGGGTCCTTGTCAGCCCAGCACGAACATCTGGAACTCTTTGGGCTTGGCGCCCTCGTAGGAATTCGCGGCACCAATCGCCATGCAGAGAGCCACAGCCGCGTCGATCTTGTTGACCGCTCGCTCTTTTGCGAGCCAGTAGTTGCCCCAACGGTCGTCGTCCGTGACCGCGCTCATCATGGCCGAGATGAGTACCGGGTTCTTTTTCAGGCGGATGCGCCCTTCAAGGATCGCATCTTCCAGTTCACGAACCGACCCAGGCATCCAAAGCCCTTCAGGGTCGCGCCCCGCGGCCTTCGCTGCCTCCGTCATGGCCTCGTTCGGCCTGCCCTTCTTCGTGCCGCCCTGCGGGTGCTCGACGAACTCGACACTGATACCCAGCGCCGCGCATTCCGGCTCAAAGCCACGGCGGAAGGCGTAGCGGTCATAGGCCACGCACTCGACCTTGAAGTCATGGGCGTATTCGGCCAAGGCCTGTGCAACGTGATCGTAGCGAATGCTCTCGCCTTTCGGAGCGTGGATATGTTCGGCATCAGCCCATTGCCGATACGGCGCCTTGTCCCTTAAAGACCGGGCGTCCAAGGTGTCGCCAGGGGTCCAAGCTTCGATCCAGGCGTCATAGGTCGGCTTGCGGACCGTCTGCGTTTGCCCGTTGCGCTCGGCCGTGACCTCGATCTCGCCAGTCTTCACGACGACCGCCAGAGCGGTGATGTCCCGGTTCTGAGACAGGTCGCAGCCGATCCAGACCGGCTTTCCGTGATGCTCCTCAGGCTCGAAATCGGCAATGGCCGGCTCAAGAGCCGCCCGGGTCATCCAGGCCGTGTCGGCATCCGTCCACTGACAGAAGTGCAGTCTCAGAATGCCATTGAGCTTTGAGGGCATCGCCTTCGCCTGAGCAACGACGCCTGCCAGATACTCCTCTGTGATCGTAACCCCGAGAAGCGGATTCGCCTTGATCCAGCAGGAAGGGTCATTCAGCGGATCATCGCCCGGATCAAGGGCGCACACATATGAAAACGTGTTGTCGTCCAGAACCTCGCCTAGATAATGGGCATCGTCGTCCTTGGCATCGATATTGCCGGCCGCGACCCTCACAGCATGTTCGTGCTCAGCCCAGCAGATCGAATTGCGGTCCGACCCGCTGTTGGTGATCATCAGCAGGAGTGGCTGCCGGCGAAACTTGAAGCCGCGCTCGAGGATCTCGATGATGCCACCGTCCGCGTGCTCGTGGACCTCGTCCACAAGCGCGAAATGCGGGCGCGGCCCCGAACCTGTCTTCTTGGTCTCCCTCGAGACCGGCCGGAAGAACGATCCCTTGGCGAGGTACGCCAGATTGTACTCCTTGCCAGGGCCTCCGCTGCGCTTCAGGCGCTTGTCGAGGTCCGGCGATTTGTCCACCATCTTCACGGCATCGCGAAAAAGGATGCCTGCTTGGTCCTTCGTGGCGCCGGCGGAGTAGATTTCCGCTCCTGCCTCACCATCCGCTGTCAGACCGTAGAGCCCAATCCCGCCCGCAAGAGGCGATTTCCCGTTGCCCTTGCCCTGCTCAATATAAGCCCGCCGAAACCGGCGTCGGCCATCCAGCTTCTTCCAGCCAAAAAGCGAACCGATGATGAAATCCTGCGCAGGTTGGGACTTGAACGCCCTACCCTCGAATTGTCCCTCGCTCAGCCTCAGCTTCTCTTCGAAGAACCGGAGCGCCTTGGCTGCGCTCGCTGGGTCGAAAACAACGTCCTTCCGCCGCAGATCGTCCAAATGCCGACGACAGGCGTTCCGAACGTGGGGGCCGGCGACGATCTCGCCCCTAACAACAGCCTCGGCATAAAGGGTCGCGCGGTCAGTCGTCGAAGAACTCGTCCTTGTCATCTTTCTCGATGTCGCCGCGGTTCCGCTCGTCGGTCAGACCGAGTTCGCTCATATAGGCCCGCATCTGCCCATGCCTGGATGCCGGGAATCCTGTCGGATTGAACCGGAACTCGTGCCACAGTTCACAGAACGCGATGGCCGCCGGCTCCCGTGATGCGTCCAGCCACGAGGCCGGCTCGATGTATCTCTTCCATGCCGCCAGAGCCTCACCCTTCAGGTGCTTAGGTCTGGTCAGCTTGCCGAAACTCTGTACGCTCGCCTCGACCGCCTCACGGATTTCCTTCTCGGTCCCGTGCCGCGTGACGTTGCGGGTCCCATCTATCAGTCGAAGGTGCGCTGGCTTCGGCTTTGCGCCGCGCTTAGCCATTGCGTGTTTCCAATCTCAAAACATTAATCTGCAAAAGCGAGAAGTTTTGCCCCCTGCCGGTGCAGGCCCCAATCGCCCTAGACTTCTGCCTTCCCCCCCTAGAGAGGCCACCCGTCGCAACCTATGGCCTGCCTGGGCTTGCCTCGCTCTTCCCTCTGCTTCCCGCTTGAATGGCATCGCCATGGGGCTGCGTCGCACAGGCTCTGAAGCTCGCCTTCCCAGAAGAGGATAGGATCGCCTCTATGGGGGACGACGTGGTCGGCTACTGTGGCCGGGGTGATGCGCCCCTGAGCCTTACACATGCGGCAGTGGGGCTCTAGCCTCAGCTGGTTCTTTGCCCTCTTGCGCCATCGGGCTGTCCAGTACCATCGACGCCAGGGCTTCTCCTGTGTCCGCTTGGCGTCGTGCTCCCGGTTGCGAGCTCTCTGGTCTCTTTGCGTCATTCAGCCAGCAGACAGCGCCCGGGCTGGGCAACGTCACTCAATGTTTGGGTGGAAACCTGACAACGAATGCAGATCTAGGGACGTCGCGAGGGGTTGACGTTGCGTAATTGCCCGGCAAAAACCAAGCTAAAGCCACAGGGGGCAAGTCATCCATGTATACGCCGACCAAACTCGAAATTTACTTCCTTAAGCTCGTGAACGAAACCCGTGCCAAGGTCGGAGCTAAGCCGCTCTCCTTCGACGGCGAGCTGCTGGAGTCCTCGGACGCCCACAGCCTGTGGATGGGCAAGACCAACATCTTCTCGCATACGGGCGAAGGCGGCTCGACCGCTGGCGCCCGGATGACCTCCGCAGGTTACGAATGGCAGGCATGGGGCGAGAACATCGCGTGGCGCTACGGCCCCCTCACGGAGGAGACCATCCGAGGGCTGCACGACCAGTTCGTCAACTCGCCGGGCCACTACGCCAACCTCATCAATGGCACCTTCCAGGAGATCGGAATCGGCTTGCAGGTCGGGAAAGGCGGCGTCTACGTGACCCAGAACTTCGGCTCGCCCAACGCGAACGAGCGCGCAGAGCCTAACGACGTGGGCACCGGCCGGGCCACTACCAGGGGCACGAGCGGCAAGGACATGCTGTATGGCTCCAACGAAGCCGACGACATGTATGGCGGGCTGGGCCATGACACCTATTACGTGGACCACAAGAACGACAGGGTTTTCGAACAGGTTGGGCAAGGCACCGATAAGGTCATCAGCTCTGTCACATTCTCTCTTGGGGGGCAGGACCTGGAAAACCTCACGCTCTGGGGTATGGGGAATATCAGCGGCACAGGCAACAGCCTGAACAACTCAATCGCGGGAAATTCCGGCAGGAACACACTCAAGGGCTCATCCGGAAAAGACACCCTCAACGGCAACGGCGGCAAGGACGTTCTTTGGGGTGGGACAGGTAAAGATACCTTCGTCTTCGATACCTCCGCGGAAGCTGACGGCGACACCATCCGCGATTTCACGCGCGGCGCCGACCGCATCAACCTGAAGAACATCGACGCGAACGCAGGTCAGGCGGGTAATCAGGCTTTCAAGTTCATCAGCGAGAAGGACTTTCACAACGTCGCCGGTGAATTGAGGGCTTTTAAGTCCGGTGCCACCACCTACATCACCGGCGACACCAATGGTGACGGCATCGCCGACTTCACCATCATGGTCAGCGGTCTGAAGGCATTCGCTAGCTCGGACTTCATCCTCTAACCAAGGTTTGGGCCTCGTACCTGTCGAGGCCACTCCCCCTCCGCTTGGCGTCGTGCTCTCTCTGCCTTGCTTTGTGGTCCAGGGACTTGGGCAAATGCGTGTCCCATTACTTCCCGACAACTTGCCGCATAAGTCGGGGCCACGAGTAAAAATTCAATGCCACGATGTTGCCTTATTCAAGTACTCACGTGACATCTCCTAACCAGAAAAGGAATATCCAGTGGGGCTTTACTTAGTCAGCTATGATCTACGCGAGGAGCGGAACTATGATCCTCTTTATGAGTGCCTTGCCGCATGGAACGCGAGCAGGCTCTTGAAGTCTGTTTGGCTCGTGAAGTTAGATGCCTCCGCGGCAGCAATAAGAGACCACCTCAACATGCTTATCGATTCGGACGACGGCACCGCAGTGATCGAGCTTAAACACGGCTGCCAGTGGGCCTGTCACAAGCCCGAAGAAGACGGTGTAGCTTGGTTGCGAGCGAACGCACGGCCTGCCTAACCTACCTCAACAGCCCCAGCCTCTCAGCGAGCCTAAGGGCGGCACGGGCCAGTCGCTACACTGGCTAGAGGGGCGAAGGTACAGCCGTGAGGCTGGGGCTTACATCCGCACTCCCTCGCAGGGCCCTTCTGCTGCGTGTCGATTTACCCGGTGCATCTCCGGTCCACGCCGCCGTGCCAAACTTATCTTAGCAGACCTAAGCGTTCTGCCATGCTCTCTTCTACGTAGAGGTTGGGGCTGATCTCTATCATGAGACAGCCATCGTCTCGGATGTAGAATTTGCGTGTGGGCATGGGTCTTGACGCTGAAGAGCCTCTGACAAAATAAGCTCAGCCGAAGGGCTTAGGCCCGCTCAACGGTTTGTGAGCTTGCGATGAAAAAGGCTTCTGAATACCGACAGCATGCCGAAGAGTGCTGGCAAATGGCCAATGGGGCTTTGAATGAGGAGCAACGCGCACAGTTGCTGGAGATGGCCCAAACTTGGGAGAACCTCGCAAGGGAGCGGGAAGCAAAAGCTCGGGAGCAGCCTGCCCGTTCGGTCCCCAAAGAGGCGGAGTAGCTTAGAAAAGGCCCTGCGCGATCAGCTCGCCGGGGCATCAACCGCGATCCCGAGATGAATACGGGCCTCGCTTATTATCGGCTTCACGCATTCCTCAAGGACCGGGGGAAGAGCTCGGGCCGCTTCGAAGGCGATGTTCGGATCCCTGCCCTCTTTCTTCATATGGTAGGGATCGAATATCTCACTTACTTTGGCTGCTGCTTCGACTGCCGCTAAACATTTCTTCGTGGCCGCATTCGCCTTATCTGTTCCGAAGAGCGGAGCCTCCCAAGCCGTCCGCTCAAACTCTTCATGCGCTATTTGCACCTGGCTCCACCAGTGCGGGTCGCCTCTGCCCTCTGCCTCCCAGACCAATGCACCTCGAATACGTTCATTAAGAGAGCGTACGCTCCTTAACATTCGGATGTACCAGTCGAGTTGGTTGTCGAATGCCTTTTGGGTCTTGTAACCCTGAACAGCGTGCATCGCGCCGCTCTTGGATCCGACGTAAGCAGCAATGAGTGCCGAGACAACGGCTCCTATTGCTCCGAGCCAGCCAGCCCAGATTGTCCCATCTTCGGCTACAGCCGGTGAGCAAATAGTCGATAGATACAACGTGGGCATTACCAAGCGCTTCATGGCGGCCTCGCATCATCGGAATTGCTCTGACGCGCTACGCTGATCGACCTGGAACGAAACCTTACTGAGAAATCGTGCAAGCTTCGCACTCTGAGAGACAGCGGCCTGGGCTCCGTCTCTCCTACGCGGTCGTAGCTCAAAGCCCAAGAAGACCGAGCACACTGTCACCACAAGTTCTGAATGGTATAACTACAGCTATGCCGCTCTAGTTTCAAGTGTCTCGTTGAAGTTTGTCAACAGTAGACGCTCGCCTTCCACAAGCCCTGACTGGATTGCTGGGAAGTGGCCTAGAACTTCTCCCCTGTACCAAAGCACAGCCACGAGCGCACCACTGATCTTCTCCGCAAACCGGGTGAGCTGCTTTGTCTTGAACGGTCCCATAACGCGATAGAAGGGGCGCTCTTGCACCATGCGAGCGTCATAGACGACCTCCCTGCCCTCCTCGTCTATGACGGTGAAGGGCTGGTCTCCGCTGACGACCTTGTCGTGATAGGCCCAAAGCTCTTCATGGCCGCACTTGTCTGGATCAACCCCGACGAAGAGATACCCAGCGGCAGGCCTCTGGCCAACCTCGTAGACCCTGTTCCTGCGGCGAACCAGGTCGGTGTCGACCGGACGATAGGTCGTGAAGCCAGCCTGCTCCAAGCCCTTCTGCACCTTCGCTTCGGCCTTGGCGTTCACGCGAACCACATACCAGCGCCGGCTCTCGTCGATGGAGACCTTGATCCGCTCAAGGCGGATGAAATGCGTCGGGGTCACCTTCGGCGTCTCAAGCCGTTGGCGGATGTGCTTCTTACGGCGGTTCTTCTTAGCCATGTGCGGGGATCTCCTGGGCTTTGGCAGACAGGGCGAAGCGGGGGAGGTTCGTCATGGCTTGCTGAGCTCCTTGCCCAGGAAACCGCATACTGACAGGCAGAACGTCGCAATGCCCGCGATGAACAAGCCAAAGGCGCCACCTTCATTCCAAGCCCACCAGAGAGCAGAGCTATAGATCAGCAGGACGCCGATGGTCGCCAAAACGTCAAAGAGCTTCATGCTGCTGCCTTCCATTCCATGCGAGCTGAGGGAGGGACACGCTTTGCGCGCTTCATGTCCTCGTAGAGGGCTTTCCGAAGAGCCTTCCAGAACTGCGCTTCCATGCAGGCCTGCTTGCCTTTGCGAACACTCATGGCGATGACTCCAAGCGAGCGATGGTTCGCGAGATCGTGCGGGACGGGACGCCGAGGATTTGGGCTACCGTGCCTTGGTGCATGTGAATGCCGTAGAGCCGGAGCACCTCGGCTTCATCGACCTGACGAGGGACGGGCTTGAACCGAATGGCCGGAGGCAGCTTCTTCTCGTGGTAGGCGATGGTCGCGTGGGAAACGCCATAGTCCTGCGCGATAGCTGAAAGCGTTTCCTTTGTCTGGCGCCTAGCCTTCAGCCTATCAGCGACCTCCCTAGCCTGCCGAGAGTTCAGCTTGTTCGGACGTTGCTCCCTCATGCTGCCTGCCCCTTCTTCATGTTCGGGAGAGTGGCGAGGATGGCGTCGGAGACCTGAACGTCTCCCCAGCCTTCAGCCTTGATGCGGTTGAGGGCGACCTGCGGGTCCTCAGGAGCCTTCGCCTGCCCCTTGGCGGACATCTGAGGGCGAACCATCTCGGTCCAGTACCGGTCGGCTCGCGCCCTCTGCTCGATCGTGGCGTCGTCATTCAGCGGCCGCATTCTCGGCCTCCTGCATCTCGTGAAGCCCTGCCAGGATACCCTTGCCGGGGTTGGTCAGGATTTGATCTTTGCGGGCAATCTCCTCAGGGCATTCGGGCCGGCGCCGCAGCGAGCCGGGGCCGCGGTCCTCAGGGCTTGCCGTGTTGACGATATTGCGCGTCAGGGCGGCAAGGCGCTCTCGCCGCTCGGCCATCTCCGCATCGGTCAAGGGCTGGTAGCCCTCGGCATCCAACACGAGTTGCAAGCCAACCCTCTGCCCGTTGGCAGCCATGGTCAGGTTCTTGGCAGCCTCGTAGAGCACCCGCTCTGGCGGAGGAAAGGAAGCGTCATGCTCCCTGCCGATCTCACCTTTGAGCCAGCGGGCGTAAGCCTCTCTGACGGCCCAGCCAGGGAAGTCTCTCAGGACGATCCGGTAGCCTTCCACACGGGCCCGAACCATCTCGTCATCCTGGCGGGCCGTCATGTAGCGAAGCATCAGGGCGCCGATGGTGGCGTCGATTTCCTTGACCGGACCCGGCTGAGGCATGAGCTCGAGCTCCGCAACCCTACGCTCGATATACGCCCGCTGCGTCGGGTTCGGCATCGAGGAAGCCGGAAGCGTGACGACCTTTCGGCCATGGCTCCCGATCCGGTAAGCGTCGTTCTTCCTCAGGTCCATGCACGTCTGGTTCAGTGTCATAGCCCATGATGGAAGCGATGCGAGATCCGGAGCTTCGGGCCTGAGGGGCGGGATAGGTTCGACCGTTGCGATTGCCTTGCTGGCCATTCGTGGTTTCCTCTTCATTGCGCTTCTTCCAGCGCAGGACCCAGGTTCTCCAGGCTCCATGCCAATCGACCATCAGGGAGCCGTTCTTGAGGTGGTAGGCGACGAACGCTTCCCATTCGTGCCAAGCCGTTTTCCCGGTGAGCCCGCGCTCGGCAGCGAACTCCCGGTCCCGATCTTCGGGCTTGCGGTCTGGGTCGATTGGTGTCTCGTCAGCGATGACCCGAGGCTTTCGACGAGCCGGTTTCGATTTCGTCGGGGGAGCCGAAGCGCCGTCAGGCGCGTCACCCTCTCTCGGAGCGTTAGCGGAGAGAGAGGTTTTAGGGGTTGAGTTATTATATCTTGGGGACCTTTGGACGAGTGTCGGATTTCCGTCGCTTCCGTCGCTATTTCCGACATTTCCGTCGCTGGTTGGGTTAGTGCTGTTTCCGTCATTTCCGTCGCTTGTTCCGTCACCTTGCCCATTCCCGGAGCGACGTGCCTGAACCTTCGCGATCTTCTCCTCACGGTGGTTCTCGTAGTAGCGGCGGTCACGAAGCTGCCTCTTGGTCAGGGCCGGTTGAGAAGCGGCCTCGATGCGCTCTAGTGCTGCGACAAGCCCCTCGCCTTCCAGACCGGCCGCCAAGAGTTCCCGCACGATGGCTGACGTGATGCTCATTCGCTCACCTGTGCGATTGCAGGCGTCGACGCAGCCCAGGCTTCAAACTCAGGCCAGAAAGTCTCAAGGATCCAGAGAATGTCTCCGCTCATGCCGCGCCTCGCTTGCTGAGTTCGGCAATGGCCTTGGCTTCTATCTCGTCGAGCCAGGAACGGACGCGGGCGCTGCCGAAGGCCTCCTCTGCCGTAGCGAGCTTCTTGACGCTCTCCGTCGCTGCCAGACGGGCCTCCACATAGTCCGGGTACTTGCTGGCCTCCTCCTCGCGCACGCTGGTGAAGTAGAAGAAGCCTTCGAGGGCATGTTCTTTGGAGATGGCGAGGGATTCGGATTGACGCTTGAAGGAGATCATCAGAACTCCTCGACCTTCCAGCCGCCTCCCTGCTTCTTCGGGAGCGCCTGCACAGCGATAAAACGGAAGGGGTATAGATCGGCCGCGACCTTGATCTTCACGCGGGCATCGTCGGTCCAGAAGCCCTTGACCTCGTGCATCTCAAGGCTGCCGTCGGTGAGCATCACGGCGAAGTCGATGGTCAAGAACGTGTTGTCAGCGAGACGAAGCTTGATGCCCTCGAACTTGTACCAGGCGACCTCGCCAGCGATCCGACGCAATTCAAGGTGAGCCGCATAGGCCTCCTCGGTCTTGTTCATCTGGCCGTTCTTCATGCGGCCGAGGGCAAGCATCGCCTGCTGGCCCTCGCGTGCACGTGCACGCACGTGTGTACGAAGGAATGCCATCAGACCATCCCCAGCGCGGACATATAGGTTTCGAGGATGGCATCCTCTTCCTGGCGTACGGAAAAGTCTTTCCGACGCAGGGCGACGATCTTCTTGATGGTTTTCGTGCAGAAGCCATTACCCTTTGCTTCCGCATAGATGTCGCGCTTGTCACCGTTCAGCCCTGCGATTTCCTCTTCGACGCGCTCAATGCGCTCGATGAAGGCCTTCAGCTGATCGGCGGCGACGGCTTCGGTAGTGAAAGCTGCGTCATCCATGCTCGATGCTCCTCTTACTTCCTTGGGCGTTGTCAGTTGCAGACGGAGTAATCCGCTTCCGCGGTCGACAGGCAGCGGCTGATGCTTAGCCTTAAGCCCAGCGCTCCGGCCGGCCCGTGCCCCCACGGTCGCAGGACCGAACGCTCGACGCCTCCGTTACGAGCTTGGTGCCACGCTCTGCGGAGGCGTTTGCGTGTCGGTACGACCGCGATGCCCGCCCATCTCGTTCCATGAAGGTACTTGCCGCTCATGCTGCACCACGGATCGGCGTGACTGTCCCGCGCTTCAGGTCATTCCGAAGCTCAGCGAGTTCCTTCTCCTCGGCAGCAGCAGCGGCATCGATAGCGGCCTTCTCGGCAGGATCGATCCGGCCATCCGACAGGGCATCGGCTATTGTGGTGGAAAGCGCCGCCTGGGCTCGCGAGGTATCAGCAAGGTGGCGGATGAGGTTGTCGCCCGCGGCCTCTGCGCTCTCACGGGGCACAAGTTTGAAGCCCGCTAGATCCGCCAGAACCTGAAGGGTCTCAGGCGTACCGCCTCGGCGCACGATCTCCATGGTGAGGTCAAGCAGAACGTCGGCCGGCACATGCGTGGTGACGTTTTGATCGGCGATCGAGGAATAGCGGGAGATGAGCGCCTGCCCTACCCGGCTCTTGCTGGCAGCGACGACCACGCCACCAAGGCGGTCCACGTCAGCATCGAAGGCGGCTTTGATGGCGGCATAGGGGTTGCGGGCGTTCATGTAAGGTTCGCCTATCGATTTGAGATGATTGCTGGACGGGGCTGAGCGATATTCCCAAGCGTGGAAGCGGGGGCTGAAACAAAAGCGCGGGCAGCCAGGGGCTCGGTTGAACCGCCCGCGCTCTTCACATCGGCGCCCGGGGAGGAAGCGGTCTTGCCGATGGAAGGGGAATGGGGAATGAAGCCGTCATGGCTGAGGAACAGCCAACGGCCAGAGGCCGTGAAGCGGTAGCGGGGCTTGAGACGAGAGCGGGGCATCAGGCGGCCTCCCCGCCGGAAGGCGAGGAGAATGCAACAGTGACACCCTCCTCGCCCTCGCCTACCATCGGGCTTGTCACAGAACCGATGGAGGATTCCATATGCCCAAGCTCAGCGACGAGATTACCTTCCCTATCGGATGCCCGAAGTGCGGCCATGAGACGGAGCAGACCGTCACACGGCTCAAGGACGAGCCGGAACTCACCTGCCCTGCCTGTGGGGAGCGATTTAAAGTTGAAAGCAGAGGCAGCGCGGGGGATGTCGCGGATGAGCTCGACAAGATCGACCGGCTTTTCGACAAGTTCTGACAGTGCGGTGAGCCGCCGGTTCAACTCGTCGAGGAAACTGATGGAGACGGCGTCAGCCGTGAGGGTGATGGTCCGCATCAGGCGGCCTCCCCTTGTCGGCGGACCTCAGGGCGAGGGATCTCAGAGGGCCATTCAGCGTCATTCGGCCAATGGTCCGAGAGCCATTGAAAGGCATCTTGGAGGCGACGCGATCCGATATCACCACCGCGACGGAGCAGCCCGATACGTTTGCCGTCATTGAAGAGCAGCATCGAGAGCCGGGACTCGGAGATCCGCCGCGCCTGACAGAACGGGCCGAAAAGAGTGAGAAGATGATCTGCGGTAAGCATGAAACGATAATGAGGGACATAGCCCCCATAAGTCAAGGGGATATATCCCCCTCACTGTTTCTCGTAGGTGAGGGTATCTTCCCTCGCATGACTGACCCTGTACGCGACCGCATAGCCGAGAGGCTGAAGCAGACCGGGAAGACCCCTCGCGCCGCCTCGCTCGACTCCGGGATGGGAGCGACTGCGATCAGGGATATTTTTCGGCGCCCTGAAAACTCACTTACTCTGGACACTCTGAAGAAGCTGGCTGTCGGCCTGGAAACGAGCCCTGAGTGGCTGATCTTTGGAGCTGAGGGCATTGGTTCCTTTGGCGGCACCTCGCCTACCGATCGGCCAACGCCATTAACTCAGCCCAGTCATGCTGAGATGATCACAGAGAAGATGGTGCCCGTCCCCATTGTTGGTGACGTGGAGGCCGGAGCGTTCAGGGAAGCTCCTGAGTTCGATATCGACGATATGGAGTACGTCGGGGACTACCCGGACCGGGAATTCCCCCACGCCCGGCGCATCGGCTTCAGGGTCCGGGGAGACTCGATGAATGACCTAAAACCCCGCCCAATCCTTGAGGGAGACAAGGTCATTGGCCTCGATTTCCAGGACATTGAGGGCCAGGTCGTGCTTAGGGACGGCATGATTGTTGTCGTGGAGCAGACCCGAGACGGCGGTCACACCCGGGAATGGTCAGTCAAGCAGCTCGAGATCTACGAGGATCGGTACGAGTTCTGCCCTCGGTCAACGAATAAGCGGCACAAGCCGATTGTAATCCCAAATAAGGTCTTTCGGGACCCCAGCGAGGGCGATGGGCGCCAAGTGAGGATCTTGGCCCTGGTCCGCCGGAGTATCAACGATCTGACCTACTAGCCCTCACGTGCGTGCAGGTGCGCTCAAAAATTTTGGGAGACCAGCAGGGTGCCGACTGAACCTGAAAAAGGGCTTTATCAAGAGATAGTTAAACATCTTGGCCCCCATGGGCCGGACGCCCTGCTAACTGCGATCTTATTTGCTGGGACAGCAGGACTGATCAAATATGGGCTAGACCCCTGGCTGGCCATAGGCTTTGCCCTTATTTTGTTGGGCGTATATGCTTGGCGGCAGACCCGCGCTGAGGGCCACAGAGAACGGATGGCTGAGATCCGGGTTAGAGAAAGAGAGGCGGAGATCAAGGCGCTCCGTGACAAACATAAGTTTCGTTTAGAGAAAGAGCGACTACAGAATTCAGCGGATACGCCGCGGATTGGAGGCAAGAAACGATGATAGCCAATTTAGAATTCAGCGTTTCCCCCCTAGTCACGCTTTCGAGCTTAGCGACTTCCATCTATCTTTGGAGTAGCCGAGTTATTGCCAAGCATCGGCGCCGGACTAGTGAGCTTGAGGCCACTGAGCGCCTACTCAGGCAGCATCACAAGGCGCTCGAGCGGTTCTTGGAGGATCCAAAGGCCCCGAGTGACATGAAGTGGGAGCTGATCGTCTTCAGCGAGCAGGTCAGTGACCGCGAGGCAGCTCTTGAGCTAATACGTCAGGTCTGCCAACCCGATCTGAGTAAGACGACGCGGGCGGATCTGAAGGCGGCCGAAGATTTCGAAGAGGCTGTCGAGCGCCTCCGGAAGACCGATCCAGATCTGGCCGAAGCCTTCACTGATGCGATAGCGAGCGGTGTTGCGGCGATGCTTTTCAGATGGTCGGAAGGCGCCACGATGTTCATTAGCTTTGTCGCGAAGGCAATTTCCGACCACAAGCGCGAAGCCGCTTTCTTCTCACGAGCGGTCCGGCTCGGCTCAAAGCGTACTGAGGACCGATCAGACAATGGGTTCAGTGGTCCCAAACCACTCCCGGCTTGATATTCAAACCCCGGCTTCTGGCCGGGGTTTTTGTTTGGCTGCCCCTCAGTCCCTTGACGGCACGTCGCCATGGCTAGCCAGGAATACCGGCTCGTCGAAGTCCCCCATCTCCGGATCCCCGGTCTGAGAGAACACGAGCACCCCGGCTTTGCTACCGGCCATACGCTCTGCCCTGAGTAGCGCCGCGTTCTCGCTAGGCGCCTGAATGGCCTGCTCAGCCTTCAGCCCTCCCCGCTTCCCTTTGATGAATGGCTGCACGACGTAGAACATCTTAGCTGTGGCTGACATGGCTCTGATCCTCTTTGTCTGGGAAGTAGCTGATAAGCCGGTAAGAGACGCTGTGACATGATGGGCATGGACGCTCAATGCGCTCAGCGAACTCCAAAACCCGTCGGCTGACCTCCACCGTCGAGAGACGCCGCACACCCATGCACGCAACTGGATAGGTGTCCGTGAGGCAGTTTGAGCAGCGCATTCTGAGCTTGTAGCGGTGCTCTCTGGGGAGAGGGCTTTCAGGTGTTGGTGGTATGAAATGAACCTGCAAGTTTGCCCCTCCGTGTTCGTTGTTCTTATTTTGTTCACCTTAGAGGCGGGAGTCGAGTCTTCATATCTGTGGATAACGGGGAGAAGCTCACATCCCCTATGAACCACAATAATGAGGGCTATGTCCCACAATCTTATTGACGGGGGCAATATCCCCCATTAGGGTCTTCTCATCCACTCAGAACGGATGAGCCCCATGCCCTCCCTCCGATCCCTTCCGCCTCTCAACGACAGGCTCCTCTACATCAACGAAGACGGATCACGCCGTGGGAGCGTAATCGAGGCCGCTATCGACGACCGCGCCCATCGTCTCGCTGACTGGAGCGCCCGAAGCTACATCGAGGCTCAGGTCGATGGTGAGATGCAGATCTACCAGGGCCGCGTCGAGATCCGCGACGCCGGTGACACTACCGTTTCCGACATGCTGGCCGCGAAGGCTGACGAGCGCCTTAGCCGCCTTGCAGAAGCGCAGGACAACGAGCCTGTCGCTTACCTGATCGCGGCGGAGTGACGCCCATGGGTGAGGTCGTCGCTTTCCCCTTCCGCCCTCGTGTCGTGCAGCCGTTCGTTGCCGAGCCAGTCGAGATAAACGCAACCGTTCGCGAAATCATGGCCGAGGGGCTGTGCCCTTCGTGCTTCGGACGCGGCGTGAAGCTTCGCCCTCGCAATCTGCGGATGCTCTACCCGAGCGACTTTGAGACTGTCCCCTGCCCCTGCGGTGGAGACGACGAGAACCGCATCGGCTGTGATGAGCCTGATTATCCGGGGGCAGCGTGATGAGCTTCAACACTCCCAAGTGCAAGGCCTACTCCCGCAAGATCGAGAACGGCCTTTGGATGCTCATCGGCGCCGTCGCCTTCGGCCTGTGGTGCTTCACGATGTTCAAGCTGGTGGAGGCGATGCTGCGATGAAGCGCGTCTCCCTCACTCCCCGCTATCGCGGTCCTCAGACCAAGCGCTCCGAGCGCCTCCGGGTCGCGATGATCGCCAAGCTCTCCGAAGAACTTGGATGGGCCAAGCCCGTCGTCAAACTCCCGAAGGATAAGCATCAATGAGCAACCAATCGAACGCCGTGGCCGTCCAAGAGCCGAATGTTCCTGTTCCCGTCGTGCCTGAGAGCGCTGCCATCATTCAGGTGATCGAGCGAGCTGCCATGAATCCTGCCGTGGACATCGACAAGATGGAGCGGCTTCTCCAGATGCAGGAGCGCATCATGGAGCGGAACGCGAAGGCGGCCTATGCGGCTGATCTGGCACGGATGCAGCCCGATCTCCCGGTCATCATCGAGCGCGGGGCCATCAAGGGCAGCAACAAGCAGGTTCAGAGCACCTATGCCCTTTGGGAAGACATCAACGACGCCATCAAGCCGGTTCTGTCCAATCACGGCTTCGCGCTGAGCTTCCGCACCGGACAGGAGGAAGGTCGGATCACGGTGACGGGCGTCCTGTCCCATCGCGACGGGCACAGTGAAGAGACGACCATGCATCTGCCCATCGACACCAGCGGCAGCAAAAACGCTGTCCAGGCCGTCGGTTCGTCCATCTCCTACGGCAAGCGCTACACGGCCGGCGCCCTGCTCAACATCACAAGCCGCGGGGAAGATGACGACGGCAACGCGGCTGGTGCGGGAGAGGGGATCTCAGACGAGCAGGTCATGAAGATCCGAGACCTGATTGAGGCGGTCGGGGCGAACGAAAAGAAGTTCCTCCAATACCTCAAGGTCGAGAGCATCGCCGCCATCCCGGCTAAGGACTACGAGCGTGCCATTGCCGCCCTGAACGCGAAGAAGGGGAAGCAATGAGCGAGATCGTCCAAGGCTCCGAGGAATGGCTCGCCATCCGCGTCGGCAAGGTCACCGCCTCACGCGTGGCGGATGTGATCGCCAAGACCAAAACCGGCTGGGGCGCATCCAGGGCGAACTACATGGCCGAGTTGATCGCGGAGCGCCTGACCGGCGAGCCGGCTGAGAAGTTCAGCAATGCGGCCATGAAATGGGGCACGGAGCAGGAGCCTGACGCCCGCGTGGCATACGAGTTCCGCGTGGACGCAGAGGTCGTACAAGTCGGCTTCGTGCCTCATCCCTCTATCGCGATGACCGGAGCAAGCCCTGACGGCCTGGTTGGTGAGGACGGGCTTGTCGAGATCAAGTGCCCAAACACGGCAACCCATATTGAGACGCTAATCAGCCAGACGGTGCCGGGGAAGTACGTCACGCAGATGATGTGGCAGATGGCCTGCGCAGGTCGTCAATGGTGCGATTTCGTCTCTTATGACCCAAGGATGCCGGAGCATATGCGGCTCTTCGTTAAGCGGATCGAGCGTGACGACGCCCTGATCGCGAGCCTTGAGGCGGACGTGGCTGGCTTCTTGGCAGAGCTCGCTCAGAAGGTTGCAGACCTGACGGCACTCTATGACCAGCGGGCTACGGCATGACCACGGCCCCTATTCTCTTCGAATGGACTGGCGAGGCGATGGTCCCGCACCGCCGCTTCCAGGCAGAGTGCGACCGCTCCTTCGTGGTTGGCGAGAACTACCGGCTTGTCGAGCATAACGACCGCTCGACTGCCAGCCATAACCACGAGTTCGCCTTCGTGGCTGAGGCCTGGGCGCAATTGCCTGAACACCTAGCGGAGCAGTTCAAGACGCGTGAGCATCTGCGCAAGCGGGCCCTGATTGATGCCGGTTACTTCAACCAGCAAGAGGTCGACGCCGGAAGTCATGCCGCGGCACTGCGGGTCGCCAACTTCGTCGCCTCCATGGACGAATATTCTGTGGTTGTGGTTCGCGGCCCGATCGTCGTCGTGCGCAAGCCCAAGAGCCAATCGCGTAGGGCAATGGGGAAAGAGGAGTTCCAGGCCAGCAAGCAGGCCGTGCTTGAGATCGTCTCTGCCTTGATCGAAGTGAAGCCTGAGACGCTCACCCGGAACGCCGGGAGGGCTGCATGACAGTGGACGTCGGCACCACTCCCCGTAAGCCTCTAACCCCGACGCAGCGCCTTGCCCTTTTCGAGCGGTTCAAAGGGATCTGCGTCCTTTGCGAGCGCAAGATCGAGGCCGGCGAACCCTGGATCGACGAGCATCTGCGGGCGCTCGGCCTTGGCGGGTCGAACGATCTGGAGAACCGCGGCCCGGCTCACACAGCCTGCGCTGATCTGAAGACACATGGCAAGGATGGCGACCTCGCCCGCATTGCCAAAGCGAAACGCCAAAAGATGCGTCACCTCGGCATCAGGACGCGAAAAGGTCCGCCTATCCCCGGCAGCAGAGACAGCGGCTGGAAGCGGAAGATGGATGGAACGCTTGTTCGGAGAAACGTCCGATGAGCGAACCGATCAATTCCCCGATCCGCCCCATCAGCAAGGCGCTGCAGGATCTCATCAACGAGCACAATCACCGGGTCGAGCGCGTGTGGATGCTCCGCGGCTCGAACTGCAAGCCTTTTCAGAGATCCACCCCTTCCACTGTGCCGCCAGCAGTTGTCTCGTCTAGCGTTCCTGCGGTCGAGCACGGTGGTTCCTTCAAGGAAGCCCGCTCATGACCCTACAGAATACGAGTTGCTCTCCTTCGGGCTCTGAGAGCCCTCATCGAGAAAGTTCAAGCAGCGACATCGTTCTACCTGAACGCCTGGTCACGGTGCGCCATCCCGACAGTACAATCGCCATTCTGTACTGCCGCGCAGTCGGAGCCCCGCCTGGCGAGTGCCGCGATGTTTACACGGTGTCCTGCCATACCCTTGAGGCTGCCGAGCGGTTCGAAGAGCGATTTGATAGCCGCATCCTCACAGCACTACCTAGCGACGGGACTGAAGCTGACTTGATCGTTCCCGACGAGGCGAAAGCCGAGGGAGGGCACACATCCCCTCCCGATCATACAGGACTAGTGGAGGATGTAGCGAGAGCGCTTTGCCGCAAGCACGTCATTTCCAACATCCGGTACAGGGAGACCTCTGACGAAGCATTCATTCGGCGCTGTGTCGAAGAGAGTTGGCGTTACCACACTGAAACGGCAGAAATTGCGATAGCCGCCGCACAGACCTTCCTCCTCGCCAGAGTAAAGGAGCTTGAGGAGCAGCATATGTGCCCTCCCTCGCCTGAAGGCTCGTCGGGACAGATCGATCAGCCAGAGCAGCAAGCCGCTATGTGGCAGCCTCCCTACCTGTTCAACCTCAATCACGAGGTCAAAGTGAAGCTGACCCATGTGGGGAAGCTGATCCTTGAGCGCGAATACTACGACATCAAGACGTCCGATGCCGATGGCTGGACCAAGTGGCAACTCTGGGAACTGATGAGCCTGTTCGGCAAGTATCTCTACAACGGCTGTGATGTGCCATTCGAGACAACAATCGAACTCCTCACACCACCCACCGGCTTGCCTGAAGGCGGATCGCGCTTTCCCGAGGGAGAGATCGAGCGACTGACCCGTTTGTTTGAGGAGAGAGCGGCTCGGTGCATCGAAGCAGACAAAACGATAGCGTCTCTCTCGGAAGAGGTTGCCGCGCTCAGAACCGGCATCAAGGCCCTTGAGGCCGAACTGACTACGGCGAGATCGCGCCAGCCATCGCCTGAATTGAGTTTTCCCGATGAGGCTGTGCAAGCAGCCGAAGGAGGGCACACAATCACCCCACAAACCGGGGGAGAGTATGTGAGGGTGCTTGCGACCGAAGCCCTCTATGCGGCCAACCCGGCTGTGCATTGGAATGGTGCCGAGATCGAGCGGGCTGCTGATCGTATAGCCGCCCTCCTCTCCCCATCCCATAACAGGGATTACGTTCCCCTTGAGGCAGCGATTGAGGCCGTTCGCGCAGCCTACACGACGCAATCCAGCGGTCGTTACTCAAGCTGGAATACAGAGGGCAATCCGGCCATCAAGGCCCTTGAGGCTCTCGCCTCCCCCTCCAGCAAGACGGGGGTAGGGACAGATGAGTGATTTGATGTGTCCTCCGTCGCTGCGCTCCTCGGAAAAGCAGGGTCCAACCGAGAGCCAAGCCGCGAAGTCGCGCCTGTTCATCAGTTTCAGCGGGGGCAGGACCAGCGCCTATATGACTAAGCGCCTACTGGATCTAGCGGCCGAGCGCAATGACGGCACGGAAATCGTGGTGCTCTTCGCCAATACAGGCCAGGAGCATGAAGAAACGCTGCGGTTCGTGGACCGCTGCGACAAGCATTTCGGGTTCAATGTCGTGTGGGTCGAGGCCGTTGTCGATCCCGAGCATGGCAAGGGAACCGGCTTTAGGGTCGCGACCTTCGAAACCGCCGCCCGCAGGGGCGAGCCGTTTGAGCCCGTTATCAAGAAATACGGCATCCCAAATAGCAGCTTCCCGCATTGCACGCGGGAGACCAAGGAACGGCCAATGACCGCCTATCTTCGCAGCATCGGCTGGGATGCAGGGACTTACGATACCGCTATCGGCCTACGCTCTGATGAAAAAGGTCGCAAAAACTCCAAGGCGAAGGAACTGAGGCTGATCTATCCACTGATCAAGTGGGGAGTGACGAAGCAGGCGGTTTTGTCGTGGTGGGCTCAACAGCCTTTTGACCTCAACCTGCCAGAGCATTGGGGCAACTGCCTTACCTGCTGGAAGAAATCTGACCGCAAACTGGCGACCATCGCCCGGGAGCGCCCGGAGTGGTTCGACTTCTTTCGCCGCATGGAGGCCACCTACCCCGATGCGGGGCCAGGCGATGGTCGCGACCGGCCGCGCCGGTTCTTTCGGGGAAAGAAGACCGTTAATGACATCTTCGCCATCGGAATGAGCAACACGTTCGTCCCCTACACGCCCGATACGGAACTTCAGTTCGAAATGGACATGTTCGGGTTTGTTGTTCTGGATGATCTCGACCTCGGCGGCGGGTGCGGCGATAGCTGCGAGGTCTTCTCTGACTCAGCAGGGGAAGCAGCGTGATGGATTTTCGTGAACGCGCCCGCCGCGTTATCCCGGACCGCTACGAGGGCGAAGGCTGGAACCAAGCCAGGAACCGGGCTGAGGCTGAGATCCGGCGTGCCTACGAGGACGGCAAAGCCCACAGCGACCGGGCGGGCGGCGGATTGATCTTTCCTGATGAGGGCGAAGCCCGAAGGAAGGCCCCCCAAACCTCCCATAAGGAGGGATAACATGGGACAGGCTCATGTGAAGCCCCCAGCCAAGCGCCTCCTGACCCGATCTGAGGCAGCCGCCTATTGCGGCCTCGGGTCTACTCTTCCTCCAGTCAGGCCCAAGCGGGTCCGACCTGGCAAGCAGGGGCTCCGATACGACGTGAAGGACTTGGACGCCTGGATTGATAACTTGGACCGCTCCGACGAGGCGGACGCTAACGACTGGCTGGGCAAGCTCGATGCCGAAGAAGAATAAGGTTCCGGGGATCAAAGCGTATGTGTCCAAGGGGATCGCTTACGCCTATGACCGGATCACCGGCACCCGCCTGACGCCGCCCCACGCTATGTATTCGGAGGAGTGGTTCGCGGCCTTGAACGCCGCCCGAGCCAAGGTGAAGCCCATTCAGGAGAAACCTGGCACCTGGGGTGGGCTCGTGGTCCTCTACCGAGAGAGCGCCCGGTTTCAGGATTTGGCCCCTCGCACGAAAGAAGACTACCTGAAGGTCTTGGACTGGACCAAGCCGCTCCACAGCATGCCGCTGGACAAGTGGACGCGCGGGTTCGTGGCAGGACTCAGGGATAAAGCCAAACTGAAGAAGGGCCGCCGCTTCGCCAACTATGTGCTGAGCGTGGTGTCCGTGGTCTTTGAGGTTGGGCTGGAACGGGAGTTCGTCGGGCTCGACATCAACCCGGCAGCCAAGATGAAGAAGATCCGCAAACCGAAGACGGAGCCGAGGGCCAACCGCCCGTGGACGCCCGAGGAATGGGATGCGGTTCTGGAGGCGGTGCCGGCTCACCTGAAGGCCCCGATCCTGCTAGGCGGCATTCTCGGCTATCGGCAGGGGGAAATCCTGGCAGCCCCGCTCGGCTCCTACAATGCCAAGACCGGGATGCTGACCCGGATCTCAGCCAAGAGCGGCAAGGAAGTGAAAGTGAAGGCCCCGAAGGCGGTTGCCGAGGCGCTGAGCGCTCTACCCGCTCACAAGGATAAGACCCTGTTCGTCAACACGCGGGGCAAGGCGTGGACGGAAGACGGCTTCCGGTCGGTGTTCTTCAAGGTCATTCGGAAGCTGGAGGCTGAGGGCAAGGTGGATAGCGGCCTCACCTTCCACGGGCTGCGCCACACGGCAGCCACCAAGATGCGCCAACTCGGCTTCGACACCCGGACGATTGCCGACATGCTCGGGCAAGAGACCGAGGGGATGGCAAGTCATTATTCGCGTCAAGCCGACCTTGTTCCGAAGCTGCAAGGTGTTGTGGAAAAACTGGACCAGGAAACGGAGGAAAAAGATGCCAAGTCGTTAGAAAAGATTGAAAATTCCTGAATAGTTCTATAGTCTGTTAGACAGAAATAGGAGGGGTTATATGCTTGGAACTACTACAAAAACATCTGCCTCTGACTCCGTTAGTCTTGGTTCGAATCCAGGTCCCCCAGCCACTCCGATTTTCAAGGGCTTAGCGCCTCTCTCACATCAGGGTCGAACCTTAGACATCCGTTCTACGGCTGTCTGGACGATGGGTTCACGGTTCGATCCCTCTAGGCGGCGGGAGGGCGGCATGAAACGGCGGTATGCTAGCCCTCCCTGTCTCCACCGGCAAAAGCATCACCGAGTCTCGCAGCCCAGCCTCCCTTCTGGCACATCCGTGTTCATGCATGCCTCAGCCGGTGCCACCCTGAAGACGTCCAAGCGTGATCGGGGTGCCTCTTCGACAGCCGACGGACGGAACGAGGGAACCATTGAATGCAGGCTGGTTGGAGTCCGCAGGTCTCAGTTTGCTGAAAGGATCATGGACACAGTGCGGGCGATCAGGAATGGGCAGGACCTAACCGTCTCGGGCCCGCGCGACATTTGTTCTCTTGCTCACCTGACCGGGGCCTTAATAAAGACGCTTTCCCATAGGAAGCGGCATCCATGGCAACGATTACAGTTTATACGGCTTTCGGCTTTGACCTGAAGAATGTCAAATTCTCAGGAATGCTACACGGCAATCCCTATCAGCAGACCTCAAGCTTGTTCTCCGTGACTTACGGCTCAGGGACCGCGTACCGCGACGAGTACAGAGGTACAGGCTTCACCTATGATGCAACCGGCATGCTGAACGGCGGGGCCGTGGAGAGTTTTGGCGGCTTCCAAAGCGGCAAACCCAGCCTCACGGTCAAAGGCATCAGCGTTCCGGCGGCTTCCTTTGTTGCGGCAGCCAGAACCTCGTCCAGATCCGATGATCTCGCTCTCTTGAAGAAAGCCCTTGCGGGGAACGACAAGATCACAGGCGGCAACGGCGTCTACTTGTTGGATAAGTACGTCGGAGACAAGTTGGAAGGCTTCGGCGGCAACGATGTGCTTTATGGCCGCCGCGGAGCGGATCGGCTTTATGGCGGCACCGGAGCCGACACCTTTGTCTTCAAGAGCGCCAAAGACAGTACCGTGGCGTTAAATGGCCGGGACACGATCTATGACTTCTCCGCCAGACAGAAGGACAGGATCGATCTGAAAGCCATGGATGCGAAGACGACCGTATCCGGAAACCAGTCCTTCACGTTCATCGGAAAGAACGGCTTTCACGAGAAGGCGGGCGAGTTGCGCTACAACAAGGTCTCAGGTGGGGCCGTTGTGAGCGGAGATGTGAACGGTGACGGGGTGGCGGATTTTGCAATGTACCTGAAGGGCATCTCCACCGTCTCGAAGAGCTACTTCATGCTTTAAGCGGCCAATCACCTCCGCTTGGAGGCTGGCAATTATTTTAAGGCTTGCTGTTGGCCCGCGCTCCACTGGAGTTGCGGGTACCGGCCGCCGGCAAAACCACTGGCGAAAATTCCTACGGCCGCAAAGCTCACCGCGCAGAAGAGCGTTACTGCTAGGACGAAGGCTATCCCTTGTTTCTGCTTTCGCCACATGGCCGACACGAACGGGGTCAAGAGCATCGATCCGAATATGATGAGCAGCAGGAAGAAAGCCTGGAGATCGGGGTCACCGTAGATCAGATCAACATGGACGCCCTTTTCACGTGGCGGCTCACCAAGGAAGAACCGAGCAAGTAACTCGAACAT